TGGCACCCGTGCCAATCCAATTCAGGCCGGCCGTGGTAGCTGCGGTAATCTGCGGCCCGGTCAGTGCGCTGTACGGGGTCACGCCGGACACGTAGCGGAACGACAGCGGCGCCACCAGAGACACCGGGCCAGGCGACGTGGCAAGCATCTGGTAGAAATCTGCCGCCGCGCTGAACTCGGCGCTCGGCGCGCTCGGGCTCTGCATCGTGAGATACATCGACTTGATTGGCAGCGTCGTCCAGGTCGAGTAGGTCGCGAGCGTGGTCGTCTGGTGGAAGTAGACCTTCGAGGTCGTGCTTTCGTACTGCTTCGCCAGCGTCACCGCAGTGGGCTCGGTATCCCACTCCATGGGCCACAGATAGCGATAGAACTGCAGTGTCGGGCTCGCAATGTACGTGGACAGAAGCGCGACACCCTGGGCCGGCGTGCCGGGGCCTAGTTCGTAGACGTACACGCCCTGCACGGCCCCCTGGCCGAAGAACGTGTTCCCCATGGCCGTCAGCTCGGGCACGGCGTTCAGCTCGAAGAATCCCGCAGTCGTCTCAGTGCCTGGATTCGAGGCCAGCGGATACGTGAAGCTCGTACTCGACACATAGGTGCAAGGGAACGTTCCGTCGTAGCCACTCGGGACGGAACCCGAGATGACACCCTGAACGGTATCGCCGGACGGAATGCCGTGTGCCGCTGCCGTGACAACAGTCACGACATTGGAAGCCCAAACAATCGAAGTGATCGTAAGTGGCGACTTGGTGATGGCCGTCAGGTCAGCCAACTGCGTCAGAAACGAATACGTCCCCGCCGTCAGCGTGGTTCCACCCTGGGAGACGAGCGCGCCAGTCTGCATCAGCAGGCTTGGCGTCGGAGCGACTTCCTCAAATACTTCGCAGTCAACGATTGCGTTACTCATGGGCTAGGCCCCTCGCTTATTGGTAGCTCAGGGACACCACGCCGGCCGTGCCGACGACAAGCGAAATGGCGGTTTCGCAGGGGAAATCGACATCATAGATACCGACCGTCTGCGGGATGGCGAAGATCAGCGTTCCAGCGGCGATGCCAGCGACGTTGCTATCATAGACGCCGCCCGCCGTGCTGGCCGCCGTATTCACGATGACTTTGCAGATTCGGCCCGGGGTTGCCTTGACGAGAACGCCCGCCGTCACGGTCTTGTTCAGCGCGGACAGCGTTCCCTTGCCGACCATGGTGGCGCCGACCACGTCTTGCACCTGTGGTGCGTTTTTGAACGCGGAGTACGCCGAGGAAGTCGGGCGGCTGCCGGGGTTTACGCCTTGATTGCCTTGGGGCATGGTCTATCCTTTTGAAGTCTTGCTTCGGGTGTAGGGCATTCTAGAGCGCGCAGGGCTGCGCGGCAATTCAATCGCCCACGGTTACTGTGATGAACGTGGATTCGATGAGTTGGCGCGCAATGTTGCGAGTGACGCCCTGAAGGTAGTTCACGTCCACGGTCATGGATTTGGCTTGCGCCAGGATCGCGAATTCCGGCTGAGGTTTCTTCAGGTCAACCGGGACGAGCGGCGTCATTGTTCCGTAGGCTGCGTCGTCCGGCATCGAGTTGTCGAGGATCGCATTCTGGAAATTCAGGGCGTCCACGTTCCGGCAACCCCACAACGTGAAGATGACCGTTTCGCGGCATAGCTGCTGCTGGCCGCTGGTGGAGTCATACAGCGGCGCCATCGTCATCGCCTGCGTGTTCTGGATGTCGGCCGTGATGTACGGCGGCGTCAGGTTCATCGGCGACAAGTCGGCCGGATAGACCGGCAGAGGCCCCGTGGACATCGCCAGCCAGATCGGCAGCGAGTTTGAGACGATGGTGCCGCCTGTCGTCACATCAGCAGCCGAGGCAATGATCTGGCTGGCCTCATAGGGCAGCACAGCCACGCCAGCGTAATGCCATAGGCCGGACGTGTCATATCGCATGTTCTGCGACGAAAAGGCCGCAAGCGACCCGTTCGGCAGCGTCATGAAATACAGCTCGGTGTCCGCCATATCGGAGAATTCGAGGATCTGTTGCTCGGCCGTGAAGATCACGGTTTGCCGAGCGATGGTGCTGTCCGGGTTCTGCTCGACGCGCTGGGATAGGTGCAGGCTGCCTGGCGCCGTGAACGTGAGCGACTTGTCCGTAATGGGCGGTGAGATCGCGCTGGCGAGGCAATGGAAAACGTATCCGTCCGCCGGCAAGATCAGGCGCTTGTACAGCGTGAACGTGAATTGCTGCTGCTCAGAAATCTGGTCAACGCCAGCCGCCAGAACGGCAGCCTTGCCGGCGCTGGATGAGCTTGCGGCCGAAGCGAGCGAGGCCATCAGTCAGCCGCCTTCAGGTCGTTCTGGATTCCTTCGATGGTCTTGCCTTGGGCAGTGTTCGCCTGGGGGCCTTGCCCATAGTCCTTGCCGTCGAAGTCCATCCAGGCAATGAACGAGGCCACGAGCAATCCGGTGTCTACGAACGACTGCCGTCGCCCCCCCCTCTTGATCTTCAGGCGATGGTTCACGCCCTTCAGCGCAGCCTCAGTGGGCACGCCGATGAGGCCTAGGCGTTCCACCTCACCCGAATTGATGAACTCGCGGAACCTGGCGCCCACCCACTCCATGGCTTCGGCATACGGGTTCTCTGGCACGGCGGCGCCATTGAGCATGTTGTTCAGCGCCCCATCGAGCGCATCTGCCATTTGATCGGCGATCTTGTCGAGGTTGTCCTCGACGAAGCCTCGAAACAGGTCGTACTTCGCCTCCAGGATTTCGGCGAGATCTCCCGTCGTCAGGTCATCGTCACCATGGGGCAAATCAACAACACCCACATTTAAGGTCGGCATCAGCTAAGTCCCCAGACGGTGCCGAGCGCAGCCATGATGGCGAGCGCGGCCCGCCCATATGGATCTTTGACCCGCTGCAAGTCGATCAGGCTCAGATTCGACAACGCGTCACCGATGGTCAGACCCGTGGACGTGGACTCGTCCGACGTTGTGGTGACGACGCCAGGCACGAAATTGGCGGTCTTGAACCCATCGATACCCTGAAGGGTCGCGAAGTACGTCTGCCCCGGCTGGTCAGTCGCCCATTGCACGATGCTGGAAATCGACCAGTTGTATACGCAGGCGGTGTACATCGTGGGCGAGAGCTGATTCAGGATGCACGGCACCCACTCTTGCGCGAACGTCAGCGCCGTCTGCCAGTCCGGGCTGTCGTCAGGGAGTGCCTCGGTTGGAATCGCCGGCGCGCCTCGGCCGAATGCGATCAGGCCGGCAAGAGTGGGCGCAGTGTCCGGCATGTCAGGCGCCTCGATTGCGGCGCAGTTTCACGCCTTGTTTTGCGACTTCGATCGTCTCGTTGAACTTGCCGGTCTTCGAGTCGCCCACACCGCGCGTTTCTTCGATCACCTCGATTTCCGTCGTTCCCGTCTGCGTGACGCCGAGCTTCTGAGCCTCTTCCTGCATGACGTGATCCGTCGCCGCGGCAGTGAGCTTTCGCACCTCCAGCGCGCGGTCAATCTGATCTTGCTCGGTCTGCGTGATGCCGGCCTCGATGGCCTCGACGTTGATCGGCATGACGTGCCGATAGCACAGGCCGCCGAAACCCTTTCCGATCTGGTTCACGTCTCGGAAACCATACTGCTCATGCTGGTCAATGACCTGCTGCAAATCGCTGTCGTAGTAGTCCAGCTTGATCTGGCCACCGGCCTTGATCGGAAGCGCGAACGGGCGAGCCGCGCCCTTCAGAGAGAAGCAAAACAGATGCTCCATCTTGGAGCAATTGGCAATGTACAGGGCAGGCATTTTGGTTCCCGATGTTGGGGGTTTATTGGCCCACAAATCGTATCACGCCATAAATGAAAAAGCCCCCGGCTTTTGGCCGAGGGCAAGCTCGTGTCAGGAGCGCGGAAACAACCAGAACTCAGAAGCCGGCGCTGAGGATCGTCAGGGCCTCGGGGCGGATGCCCCAGCCGCTCGAAGAGCGCAGGGTGTACAGCGTGGTGATGCCGCCGTCCGCGATGGGCGTCGGGATCTCGGTCGGAGCCGGGACATCGATCAGCATCAGCGCGGTGGCTTGCTGATTCGGCGTCAGCGTGGCGAAGTCGTTCGTGTTGATCTGCGACTTGGCGCGCGGGATCTTCAGCTCCGGGGCATTCAGCAGGATTGCGTCCGTGCCGCCCGCGCCCTGGCCGATCAGCGTGTCGTCCGCCATGAAGACGATATCGTCGCCGCCGGCCCACTTGGCAACCGTCTCGACCATGCCGGCCACCGTCTCGACGCCAGCGCCGATGCGCTGGAACTGCGTGAGACTGACGACGCCGCCATAGCTGATCTGCGAGATGAACCGCTGCGGGGCCGTGAAGACCAAGCGCAGGGGCGTCCCGATCAACAAGGTCTTGGTCTTCAGCGCGCCGATCATGTTCAGCAGGAATTGCGCGAGCTGGCCGCTGTCCCAGGTGCTGTAGCCGGTGTTGCCGTTCGTGTCCGAACCGAGGTTCAGCGTGGTGGCGCCGGCCGTGTTCAGCATGCCCTCGCCGTTCGCCGGGTTGTAGCCATACAGCAGCGCGTTGCGGAGCTGCTGGGCGATGCCCTGGCGGGCAGCCAGGCGCATGGCTTCAGGCAGGGCGTAGCCCCAGTTCGATGCGGCCGACTGGTCGAAGCCGTCGTACTGCGAGAGCGTCTGGAGCCGGTAGGTCGGCGTCGAGATCATCGACGGGATCACCGTGGCGCTCGGAAGCTGGTTGGCCGTCGATTGGTTGGCCGAGACCTGCGTGGTGAGCTGCATCTTCTTGGCGTAGACGACGAGATCGCCCTCGCCGAGGCGAGCCATCGGATTGCGGGTTGCCAGCATGTCGAATGCGCCGGACGCCATGCTGTACTGCATGATGATCTCGGGCATCATGTGGCTCGGGTGAACCAGTACGTAGGAGGGTGCGAAACCGCTCATGGTTTTTCCTTATGTTCCTGTGCGTCAGTCGATCAGAGCAGGCAGAGCGCCACGACTTCGGTCGTGAGGTACGTTGCGAGGCCGGTGCCAGAGTTGTACGAAACCGTCTTGTTGCCCGTGGCGCTCACCTTCAGCACCTTGACCGGGAAAGCGTTCGTGCCGTCGTAGGTCGTCAGCCACTGGTTCGTGAAGTCCCAGCTGAGCTGCGTCGAGATGATGGAGCCGTCGATGGACACCAGAGCAGGGTTCAGGCGCAACGGGATGCGCGCGCCGGAGCCGGTGCGGTAGAAGTTGACCGACGAACCAGGGGCGTACAGCGGAACCGGACTTTGCGGCGAGGTGACGCCGTGGAAAGCCTGGTTGAACACGCAGATACCGGTCACATTCGCCAGCGCGGTAGCAATCTGGACGGTGGGTCCGAGCACATCGGAACCCGGCGTGGTCACGGCGGCGGGGATCAGCTCCGTAAGGGGAATGCCACCCCACATCGGCGCCGAGGCCGAAGCCAGCAGAACGCCACCAGACAGCTTGAACTTCACCGCCGGATCGTCTTGCGCGTCACCCTGCGTGAAGCCTGCGCTGTTGACGTTGAACAGGCCCGCGGCGTTGGTCGTCGCGAACGGGGCAATCGAGATATTGGACACTGATGTCTCTCCTTAGCGGCGGGCTTGCGGGGTGTGGAACTCGGTCACGCGCTGCTCGGGAATCTTGAAGTCGCCGAGGAAGGCTTCCACGTCGCCGCCGAACTTGGTGATCGTGCGGCCAGCGGCGTCACGCGAGGTCATCGCGATCAGTTGACCGGCGCCGTAAACGCCCGGGGTGCGGGATGCGGCGGCTGCGTCGTGGTAGATCGCGTCCTCGACGGCCTTGAACACCGCGGCATCGGTGACGGTGTCCAGCTTGGCGTCCTTGTAGGCCGCGCTGTGCGTCTGATGCGGTCGCGCGAGGCGGCGGCGGTAGTCCATCAGCTTTTCGCCATCCATGCGGCGCGGAGCCGACTTGCCGAACATCGCGTACACGCCATCGGCGCGGGCCTGGGCATCGGCGTAGGCGGTCTCGTCAGCATCGCAGCGAGCGGCCAGCGCAGCATCCTTCTTGGCCTGCTCTTCCTTCTCGAAGGCGTCCTTCTTGGCGGCTTCCTCGGCGGCGTCCTTTTTGGCCTTGTCGGCCATCATCGCCTCGTCCGCGTCCTTCTTCGCCTTGTCCGCCTTCTTCTCTTCCTCGGCCTTCGCCTCGGCGTCCTTCTTGGCCTTGTCGGCAGCGGTCTCCAGTGGCTCAGCCGGCTTGTCCTTCTCGAACGCATCCATGCGCGCGTGAATCTTGCCTTGCCCTTCGGCAATCGCCTTCACCGCCTGCATGACGTCATTGAGCGAAGGGATGGTGGAATCCACCTTGGTTTCGCCGCTCGTTTCGCCTGCCATATTCACCTCGATTGGTTGGTCAACTTGCACCCCCTCCGGGGGGCCTTCCTTGTCCCAGACTCCCAAATCGCAGATTGCGAGATGGTCGATCAGCACTGGATTGCCCTCGATTAGGAGGGGTTTATCATCGTTGAGCGAGACTTTAACATTGCCGCTCGATTTCGCAAATACGACGCCTGGCGACGTACTCCATTTCGCGCCTACCCGGCCCATGGCGGCGCCCGCATGCAGGTCAATAATGCGCGCGATACCCATCACGTCTTCGCCCTGGATATAGGGCAGCATGATCGCGCCGATGACCGATTGCGAGAAAGTCTCAGTATCAATCGTGTCCTTGACCGGATGGCGCGCCGTCACGAACAGGCCGTTGCAGCGCTCCAGAAATTCAGGGGTCAGGACAATGGATGGGTCGCGCCAAACGTGTTCTTCAGCGCTGGATCGGTATGCGTGGCCGGTGCCCGTGATTCTCAGCGCGAACAGCATCGAGTTACGGAAGACCTGAGGGCTGGGCAGGTCGCCGTCGCGAATCAGTCGGGCAACATCGAGTTCAGTTTCAGCGGCAGCGATTCGGAATGCTCGCTCACAGCCGGGGTGGAGCGGACTCGGCGCTTGGTCGGGCTTGCACCAGGCGAATCCGGTACTTTCGTCGCAGATTGTGACCTCAAACTTTTCCACGTCTCTGGCAACGAAAGTAGTGAACTGCGGATCGCTGCAAAGGCGCGTGAGGGGGCCTTCGTAGGCGTAGCCAGTTTCCTCCAGCGTTTCTCGTCGAGCGGCTTGTTCGTCATCTTCACCCTCTTCGAGATGGCCGCCCGGGAATCCGAACGTGCGCGGGAAATCGCCGCCATCGCCACGACGCAGGAGCAGCGTCTCCCCATCGGGCGTGATGAACATGATCCCGGCCGCGCGACCCATCGGGCCTGCGTGCGGTGCAATCGGGAGTTCGTCCATAGGTAGCGATTATGTCCTAGCTCTGCGGTGCCGTCGATTTCAACGTCACGCCATACATGCCGGCTTTCGTCAGCATGTCGGGCGGGAGCTTGTTCAGCGAAAAAACGTATTGCAGGCTGCATGAACAAAACGGCAGGAATCCCGGGCCGTCGATGGAGTCGAGATAACCATTCGGCCCAGGCTTCATGAGGCCCTTTTCGATGGCCCAATTGTCGCGGATGGCATACCACTGCTCATCACGTTCCTTATGGTCTTCCCTGTAGTTGTAGCCTTGCCTGCGCCAGGGCGAGTTCCAGATACCCGCCAGCGCGCCGCCTCCGACTGCGACCGTATCACGCAGGGCTGCGATCATCTTGTGCGACTGATCAATGATGACGCGCCGCTCCTCGAATGGCATTCTTGCCAAAGCCTTGCGCATCAATTCCTTGTCAGCGCGCGCTTCTGGAGCATTAGAACCGCCCGCGGGGATTGCCGTCGCCCAGCCCTGGAATCGGCTCAGCGTCGTGTCGATGGCCTTCGCGCGGTTCAGCTTGATTAGATTTGCGCTTGCCAGAATTCGCCGATCCAATTCCTTGCGAAGCTGCGGTTTGAGCTTGTCCAGAGTGAATCGCGACACCTCCGGCATGGTCTTCAGTACACCGGCCTTCGTGATGAGATTGGAATACCGTTCGGTCAGCGCGCGCTTCAGAGCCCGTTCTGTCTCGGCCGGTGTCTTCAGTTGCAACAGGGCCGCTCGGCGGATACGCGCCACCCATTCGTCCAATTGGTTCTGCGAGCGAAACCCAAACTCTCGGAAATGCTGCGTTGCCGCCGTGATTTCCTCGTAGAACGTTGGCGCCTTACTCGCCACCGCCGCCGCCCTCACCTGGGGCGCCACCCATCGTCGGCGCAGGTGGCTCGTAGTCGGCAAGCGCCTGCTCGTCGAATTCCATTTCGCCCGAGAAAACGTCCTTCATGTCGTTGAGTGCCGCCACGAACCAGGCCACCAAACGGGCCTTGTTCTCCGGATCCAGAGACGGCAGAAGAACCTTCATGACATCCGACATGGCTTTCAGTTTCTCGGCGTTGCGCTTGACAGTCTCGGATTCCTTTTCCTTGATCAACGTAGGCCACTTGGCCTTGAATCGATGCTTGGCGTTCGAGTAGAACAGCTCGTAGGTCGCCTCCACTTCGTCCGGATATTCGCCCTTCACTGCCTCGTAAAATCCCTTGTTCCACGCGCGGGCCATCACGATCTTGTCGAAGAACGCGCAGGCTGACTGCATCTGCTCTCGAATGCCGTCGATGTACTGGACGACCGCCATCATATCGACATCGCCGTCGCTGAAGCCTTCGGCGTAGGACTCGTCCTTGATCAGGATTGCAGGCACGTCACCGCCCGTGGCGATGTTGGCAATGATGTTGTCACGCGCCAGTTTGTACGGCCCATCCAAATTCGTGAGGTTAATCGACTCGATGTCTTCGGAGGGGTCGATGGTCAACACGTTGCCGGCGCCAGCGATCTTGATCATGGCGCGCTTCAGGCCCGACACCGCCTCAGCGATCTTGTTGGCAATCGAACTGCCCTGCTTGATCTTGGCGACGATGAGGCCGGCTTTGATGCTGATCATGTCATCGACCAGCATGGTCTGGATGTATGACTTCAGGGGAAAGAGGGCGCGCAGGAAAACGGATCGGCCAGAGAAGCTGAACGAGGACGCCTGATAATCCAGATATATCGGCGTGCCATTGAACACGACGACAGCCCGACTCGGATGGTAGGGCTGCCCGGCCGCCGTGATGTTGCGCCGCGGCTTCTGGAAATCGGGCGCGTTCGGGTTCTGGTTCGTGACGATGGAACCCGACAGGTTAAGCGGGTCATACGTGTTGAAGTACAGACCCTCCGTCACGGCAATGGACGTGAGGTCGATGGGCTCCGTAGTTGCCACTTCCGGCCAGCCCACGATCAGCGCCGAGGCGCCATATGCGCGCGCGATGTGGTGCAGGTCTCGGATGTGATTCGTGCATTCCAGGCGTTCCCACTCCTGGTTGAACGCCTCCACGAATTTCTCCTCGATGGCGCACGGCACATTGATCAGCCGCTTCTGGCTCAGGGCCAGCGCCACCGGCTTCTCGACAAGCTTGGCCGCGATGCCGAGATTTGCCCACAGCGCCTTGCACATCGAGTATCCAGCCGGTGAGCCAGGCTCGATCTCGTCGCAGCCCATGATCTGCTGGAGCGGGGATGTCAGGCCAGAGCCGGTGATTTCGATGGATGCCATGGCGGCGATTCTCTCAGGAATGGCTGGGCAGCGAAACTAGTCGCCCACAGCATCTTCGCTCACAAGTGTGAGCGCGATTGAATAACAGGCCGTGTCCAACAGGTCGTCCGCCCGCTTGCTGGCATCCTTGTCGCCAATCCTGAATGTCACAACCTGGTGCACTAGATGGTTCAAGTTTCGGCCCTTCCATGGGATCACCTTGTCGAAGGCGTGGCGGCTAATTTTGCACTCCCCTCGATAGGCTGGGCCGCCCGCGATCATGGCTCGCTCATCCTTCCCTTTCGCCATGAGCTTTGATGGGATCGGCGTCACCGGCCAGCCTTTGGCCTGCCCCTGCTGAATGAGTACCGTCCCACCAGCCGCATCCTCGACGAATAGTCCAATGGAGCCCCGGCGCGCGCCACACTGAGCAGCCAATTCATCGCATCGCTTCATGATGCTGGGCGCCAGATATTCCAACATCGCCGCGTCTACGCTGTGGAGTTCGTAATCCAGCCAGACGAGCTTGTCTCCGTGGTATTGACTGAAGGCGCAATACAGAACCCCCGTGCCATCATGCTCCGTGCCCGATTTTGCGGCACAGTCAAGCACTGCAAATACATAGTCGCACTTGTTCGGATAGTTCACCGGCAAGCCATCGGCGCCCATGAAATAGTCCAGCTTGAAGAAAGTTGACGAATCCCAGGACACAAATTCGGCAAGGAATTCCTGCTTCCATGTCAGCGGGTGGTGCTTCAGCCTCTCCTTTTCAAGCTCATCCGGCGGAACATAGGGGTTGTTCGCAGTCGGCGCGTGGAATTGCTTGAACCCCATTTCAGGGTCGTGCCACGCTTGGTAGAAGAAATTGTCCGGGTCAATCCCGTTCGGCGTCGAGAACAGCCAGAAACTTCCGCGCGTCGTCAGCAGGGTAGGCTTGATGGCGCGCGTCCAAATTTGCGTCATCTGGATGTTCTTCGAGAATGCGGCCTCATCCATGCATCCAACGTGGTACTCCCGACCACGCCCAGCCAGCGGGTTGTCAGTGGTCGCCCAGAAGTCGATCAATCCATCCGTTGTTGTGCGGATGGTGGCCTCGTTCTTGTTCGCCTTGCGCTTGATGGGCTGAAGGATCTCCAGCAGCTCGTCATAAGGCTCCGACCACTGCTTGTGCTCAGGCGTAAAGATGGCGGCTTTGCGGCCCTTGGCTGCGGCATTGCCTGCAATGGCAGACATCAGTTTTGTTTTTCCGAAACCTGCGTCCGCAACAGACTACGTTCAGCTGCGCTCTCCCTTCGTAAATTTTGACCTGTCCAGGATGGAGGGTCGGAAGGATGATCGTTGGCACTGGTTTTCCCTTAGTCCGGCATTCCGCCAGCGATGGTCACTACGTCGGATCCATTACCGTCCGTCACGGACGCTTTCATCACAGCCATCATTCTCAGAGCCGGCTCAGCCGACTCGGCCGCCATCTGCGTCATTCGCCTGGCGGACTTCAAGTACCTGTCGGATTCCTCCGGGTCGATCTCGTCCACCTTGTCGAGCTGCGTCGATGCCATAACGCTCAGTCGGAAGAAATTACCGGCAAGCCTGTCGGCGCCCTCGGTCAGGTTGTCGCTGATGCGCATCCACCTTTGGGCGAGCGTTTGGGCCTGCAGTTGTTGGTGCGGGGGCAATCTATGAAGATTGCGCTCGGTGCTAACTATTTGTTTGGCAACGTCTTTTATGCCATCAATCTTTTTCTTGCCACGCTGCTCGATCATCTGGCGCGTGGCGCCCCGGAAGTCCTTTGCGATGTTCGCGGGCGTGTCTCCGCGAAGTAGTCGCTCGTCGATCTGCTCCCATTGCTGGGGGGTAAGCTTGCTTGGTCGGCCCATGGCCTGATTCTATGGCCGAGCGGCCCGGGTGGCGATCATGGGCGCCGATAGAACCCGGGCTGATGGCCCATGGACACGCGGAACATACCTCGGCGATTTCGCTCCCAATCCTGGCGCATGACCCACCAGCCGAGTGTGGCGCCCCATGAATTGAGGGCATCCCACTGATCCAGGCAGCGACGGCTTGCGGCAAGTCTGAGAGCCATGCCGGCGTAGGCGCGGTGCTTGTGGGTGCGGGGTTCATGGCTTCGCCCAGCCCCTGGTCGGGTGCCAGCCCTTGGGGCGCACCATGGAGCCCATGATCCAATTCCGGCGGCCTTTGGCGTCTCGCTTGACGCTCCAGCATGGCGAAACAGTGAATGTCGGGTACTTCGGGGCTTCGATGTAGCGGATTAGCCATCCGACATAGGCGCGACGTTTGTGGGTGCGGAGGTTCATGACAGCCACTTGACTTTCGAGAGAACGCGGTCGGCGACTTCCTCGCTTGCGCCATTTTTGATGATTTGATCCCGAAGCGCTGCGGACTGAAATTCCGTGGTGATGTCGTCCACCCCGCACGGCACAACGGCGGTGATTTCCCGGGAACCATCGTCATCGGTCGCGCCCTCGGGGAGAACGCCGCCGCATGCCTCGAAGTCTTCTCGCTCTTCCGAGGAGCAACGGATTCTCAGGGTGAACTCGCGGATCTTCGCGCCCTCGCCTTCGTAGGTCGCCACTACTCTAGGCCAGAGTTCCAGCCATTCGGCCTCCGAATGAAAGGTAAGCTCAACACTGACGATGCTGCCGTCTTTCTTGATTTCGCCGATTTTCATGGTCAATCCTGTTGCGGTGGTGGAAATGTCATCAGGCACTGGTTCTGCGTGAAGCGCTCCGGGCCGGTCGGGAACGGGTTGTGCGCGGTAGGCTCAGGCTGGGCGCGCTGGCGGCCCTCGGCGATGTCGAGCTGGTCGCGGAGCCATTTCTCGCCGCCGAGCGCCAGATAGCGGTCATGCTGGCGGCTGGTGAGCCTCGCGAAGATGCGGGCGTGTAGCGGGTCTTCCTTTGGCTTGCGGCCTTCTCCCCAGCGGCTCATGGTCAGCCCGGAATCGTCGCCAGAAGCGCGCGTGTCACCATGAAGACGTAGCGCTGGCCGTTCTCGTCCTTGAGGACGAAGTCCACGGAGGCGCGGCCGGACTCCATGCCGCCGCGAACCACGATGACCTTTTCCACCTCGATGGGCTTCACGTCGGGCTGCTCCGCCCAGTTGAAGCCTTGTTTGATGGCGTCGTCCGCGTCCGCGCAGATCGTGATTGCGAGGTGCCGGTGGATTGGATTGATCTGGTTTGCGCTCATGTGGGCTCGCTGGTTGCTGGGTGGTTGATCGGTAAAGCGGCCACCATGAGGAACCGCGCTGCTGTGCCCGCTTGCTTGACTCTCGCCCTTAGCGCCCTCCCTTTCGGGGTCTTCCGGGTGCCTGGCGGCCTGCCTGAATCGGATCTTGCCTTGTCGTGCGATCCAAGTGCACGCATGAAACATGCAGGAGCTTGCCCCCTCCCACACCCAGCAAAGCCCTGGGACTTCTCGGGGTTACGGCCCGCCCTGGCGCCTGTGGTTGAGTCTAGCTCATGCGTGGTATTTCAAATCCTATCCGCGCGCGGGATTAAGAACGATCCCGAGAACCGAGAGCGCTTTATAGACGTTCGACGGAGAGGTGTAGCCGAGTTTCTCGGCGATTTGCATTCCAGTCAGGCCTTCATTGGCCCATGCGCGCAATTGCCACTCGGTTGTGGGCGTCGAAGTCCTGACCAATCCGCAGCCTCGCTTCGGTTTGATCTCAGGGATATTTGAGCTTTTCATGGCGTCCAATTGGTGGTGGTAGCCATCGCTTGCGGAAGGCGAGTTTCCTGCGCTTCGGCTTCTCGCTTTCCGCCACGCAGGCCGTTTCGCAATGGCCTGGGCGTAGTTTAGGCGTACACCACTCGCCTCGTCAAGGCTTTAATCGCGATCCGTCAGGATTCCGGAGAATGCGAAGGTGACGTGATGAACCGTATCGCCGAGGAAGATGATCTCACCTGAGACGGTCGCCACTACGTCCAGGTTCGCGTTGTCCGCGAGCGCGTCGATCAGCGCATCGGCTGCCGCCTGGGGCGCGCTCCAATCGGCCGGCGCCGAGGTGGCCGTGATCTCGTCGAATTCCGCTGCAATGGCGGTCTTCGCCTCGTCCTTCGTGGCGGCGCGGATGGGGAATGAGTAGTTCATGGATAGCTCTCCTGGTGAGCGTTTGATTGTGGCCTAGACGAGGCTTTTCGTGCGCAGTTTCACGAGGGATCGGAGGTGCCCTTCGTGCCAGGCGAGCATGACGGATTGCCGTGTTTCGCCTGGCGGCAGTGGGGCGCGCATGTCCACCACGTCATGGCACTTCGAGCACGAGTAGACGCCACACAGGTCGAGGCTCTTGTAGCCCATACCGCGCCCGCCCGCCAAGCCAGGGTAGTGCGACCAGATCGTGGTGGCCGCATCGAAGTTGCACGCGCCCGGGATGCGAATGTCGCAGTCCTCGCCGCGCGCGCTCTCGCGGATGCGCCGGCCCTTGGCATCATCGGCGTGCGGAGACGATGGGACACGCGCCATGGTCGAGCGCGACGGCTCATTTAGAACAGCCAGCGCTGCCGCGATTCCGATAGAGGGCGCCGTCGCGCGCGGGCCGATGGTTCCAGTGATAACGCGTTGCGGACGCGGCTCGAACTTGCCTTTGAATGTCATCGGTCTGCCCTCGGCGGGTTCTTGTATATGGGCGTGACTCCCTCCATCGCAGCGGAGGCGATCAGAAACTCCAGGAACTCGGAGAACTCCTCTTTTCCGAACTTGCTGGTGCGCCGGCCGAGCATGAAGATTTTCCCTTGAAAGACCGCGAGTCGCTGCGTCTCACCGTGGAATGCGCCGGTCAGAATGTCCTTCCAGTCGTCCTCGTCGGCCGTGACAAGCTCACCATTAATCGCGAGCTTGCGCTGTTGCGAGAAGCCAGCGAGGTAGGGCCACATCGCCGAATTCTGGTCGAGAGTCCGGTTCGGCTCGCCTACCGTGACGGCATCACCTTCGCGCGCCTCGCTCATGATGAATTCAGCGGCTCGGCGGCGAGCTTCAGCGTGCGCCAGGATGAATGTCCGCTTGCGCCTCACTTGTCGATCCCCTTCGGCCAAACCACCTTCACGCGCTCGCGCAGACGGCGCTCAGCCTCTGCGCCCTCGCGGATTCCGACATCAGCGCAGTAGGCTTCGCGCGCGCCGCGATACTGCTTGCCGACCATGCGCAAGATCGCCTGGACGTGCTCATTTCGATGAAGGCATTCCAGCTTCCAGGCATCATCCCAGGTATCGGTAATGATGCCGCTCAGCAGCGTTACCTTGGTGCGGTTGCCACCTGTCATTGCGCAGAGTCCTCCAGCTCAAACGGGGTACGCTGCCATGCCCAGCGAGCCGATACCCCATCGGTCTTCACTTCGCGAACAAGCCCGGACTGGCGGAACGCACGAAGCCACTCCGAAACCGTCCTGACGTGGCAACCCGTCATGGCGGCCACCTCGGGCGCCGTTCGATCCGCCTTCATCAGGCTCGCAATGATCTCGGATACGTTGTCTCGTGCTGAAGGCATGTCAATCTTTCTCAGGATCAGCCCAGGACTTCACGGGCGGGGTTGTTGGGATACTTGGCAGCGGCGCGGGCGGTGCGTTGTGGAGTGCGCACCGCTTACCCGTCCCGTTGCTCCATACTGAAGTCCAGGGCCTGCCACAGCCCGGGACGCCGCACAGTCGCGCGGCTTCTTTCTCGGCGTTGGTCAGGCGCGGCATGATCAGTAGTAGCTCGCGCCTGAATCGTTGATATCCGCCCAGAATGCTTTGCATTCAGCCTTGAAGTCGAAAGCTCCACGGCCATCGTCTGGGTTTGGGCCGCTCGCCCAATCATCAGGCTCGCGGAGCTTGGCTTTGCGGCGAAGAATCATCAGCGTGCATGCCGGGCATTCAGCGCAAAGCTGACGCATCGCTGGGAAGCCGCCACTCATGAAGGCCGCCCACAGCGCGTCACTCGATTCCTGGACGTTGCCAGCTCGCTCACACATCCCGCACGTCCGCTGCCAATTGTTGGTGCAACCACGTTCGTGCTTGAGAATCGCGGGCGCTCGTGATCCGGACTTCTTGCAGTGCTCGCACCAGTGGCGCATTTGGAGTTTGGATTTCATGATCGCGCCTCAGTGCGTCAGGCGGTCGCGCTTGATCTGGAGGGCGCGGTCGCGGGCTTGGCGGGCGTTGTCGGCAAGCTCGCCCTTGTCGATGCCCTGAGCGCGCTTGATTTCGGCGTGGTCGCGGGCTTGCGTGCGCTCATAGTCCGATTGCGTGGCCGACTTGATCGCGTCGTCACGCGGCTCGAACAGACCTTGCCAGCCATGGAGGATGCTCTGCTCGACGCTCGTATTCGGGTTGTGGCCTGCCTTGCGGATCGCGTCCAGGCGCTTGAATGCGAGCTTCTGAGCGAAGTCCGTCATTGGCTTTTTGAGAAGCTTTCGGGCACAGAGGAATTCGGCCCAGGTTTCGGCGTCGAGCCAGTCAGGTGGCGCGATCATGCCTCGATCCCCCGATGAATTTCCATGGTGCAAAGCTGGTCGGCGCGCTCGTTCTCAGGGATGCCGGAATGCGCCTTGACCCAATGAAACTGAGCACGCATCCCGCGAGCGGCAGCATCGAAGTTGGCCCAAAGATCAAGATTCGCCCTGCGCCGCCACTTTCCCTGCGCACAGAACTGAGTCAACTGGCTGTCGGTGTAGATTTCCACGCCAGCAAACTTCCCGAGGCTTCGCGCATAGCGAAGGGCCTCGATGACAGCTTGAAGTTCAGCCCGGTTGTTCGTTGATCCGAACAGTTGCCCTGAACTCTCGAAGCCATCTTCCGTAACGAAGGCCCACGCGCCTATTGCTTCTGGGGTGCCGTTGTTTAAACACCCCCCATCCGTCCAAATCTTCACAGTAATCCTTTGGTTGTGAATTGATTTCTAGAGAAAGGCTCCTGTGCGAAGGAAGGCCCTACCCACCAAGAGAGGTGAGTCGAGGCCCGATCCAGCTAGTTCCGTCGAACAGGACACACAGCTTCGGCCCTACGCGCGATGCCGCGCAGGACTTGACTCCACAACCCCTTGCATCAGGGTCTAACTCGCGCTGGAGTCTTCGGCGCGCTCGCGGTCTGAGCTTTCATCCTCCCGCTCTCGCTAAGGCCCGGATCGTGTGTAACGACGCTTGAGGCACCAAGCCAATCCAGAACGCAGAAAGCCCAGACTGCTGCATTCCAGGGGGTGCCTCCCCTGTTTCCATCTTGCGATGGCTGAATGCATGAGTCTGGGCTCGATGCTCATCCTTGGAGGCACCCTCGGATGCCTGTATTCTTGCGCCTACTGCCGGGGCATGTCAATGCAATCGGCACAAATCGGCGGAAATATTTGCCGCTAGTCCAGTGGAACTTTCCGTTCGGCAGCCCACACAAGGAATCGGCGAGCGGACGTGAAAAAGGCCGCGCGAAGCGGCCTGGCTGGGGTTGGATGGCTTCGGCCCGGATCGGCTCAGGATTGGCCCTCTGCAGCCTTCCGCGCCTTGCGTTCCGCCGAACGGCGCTCTTGTTCCGCAATGTCTGCCACGTACTGGCGCGATTCCAGCCACTTGAAGGCCGCCTCACCATCCCGGAAAAACATCTTGGCGGCGACCGGCGCAGCCAGAACGCCAGCCGTCAGCGTATCCATGGCGCGAATTTCAGGGTCGGTCGAGCAGACTTGCAGCCAGCCGGCCATGCAGTGCGTTGTGCCGCAGAGCGTTTCCTCGGCGCAGGTACGGGCCTTCCATTCATTATCTCCGTGCCAATGTCTCATTTCCAGACGCGTGCGGTCATCTATGATGATGGCCCTCACCTTGTCCAGGCTCTCGATGGACTGTTCGTTTTTCGCCCGCCTGCCAGCGTCAGCGCCCGTGAGGACAGCGCCCGTGAGGTCAGCGCCCCTGAGGACAGCGCCCGTGATGTCAGCGCCCGTGAGGTCAGCGCCCCTGAGGTCAGCGCCCCTGAGGTCAGCGTCCGTGAGGACAGCGCCCGTGAGGACAGCGCCCCTGAGGACAGCGTCCGTGAGGACAGCGCCCGTGAGGTCAGCGCCCCTGAGGTCAGCGCCCGTGAGGTCAGCGCCCATGAGGTCAGCGCCCCTGATGACAGCGTCCGTGAGGACAGCGCCCGTGAGGTCAGCGCCCGTGAGGTCAGCGCCCGTGAGGACAGCGCCCCTGAGGTCAGCGCCCGTTTCATCCGCCCTCTCCAGTGCATGTCGCGTCCGCAGACCGCTGGCGATTTCGTCCGGGACTTCGCACTCGAAAAGAACGGCGCCCGAGAAGCGGTGTTTGATTTGGTGGAGCATGGTGGTTCCTGGTTGTGAGGGGTTTAGTATCGCTCACGCGATTAACCATTGTCAACAGGCCAAAGAAAAGCCGCCAGGCGGGCGAGTCGCGTGGCGGCAAACCGGCGAGCCGGGAGGGAGGATTAGGGTTCTAGAAAATGCTCAGTTGCCGCTCATCGGCATGGCGCACCACTTCGTCATCCGTATCGGCATCGATATGAACCGGGGGTCGGCGCTCTGCCATCAGTTTTTCGATGTTGATGACGGCTTGGCGGAAGTAGCTGGCCTTCAGTTCAAAACCAACCCCGCGCCGGCCCTGGTTGACCGCGCACCATACTTCGGAGCCGATGCCCAAAAACGGTGTCAAAACCGTCTCGCCGGGATTGCTCCACATATCAACGCATCGCTCGATCACGTCGAGCTGAAGAGGTGAGATGTGAAGCTCATCCTTTTCCTCGCGGGCGCTCCGGTACTGAAGCGTTCGCGTCTGCCGAATGTCGCTCCACACTGGCGAGGCGTAGCGCTGCCACGTCATGATCGATACCCATTGACTGTAGGGCCACACAGTCTTTCCTTCGGCCACCAGGACGTCTGCCTGAGCCTTGTATGCCTCGCGCGAGACGTCCACGCCGTCTCCGATGTACTGCTCGAATCCGCCGCTGATTGCCGTTTCGTTGATACCAGGCTTTCTGAAGCTCACGATGTAGTCGGCCAATCCCTGGCCGCTGAGCGCAGAGTCCTTGCACAATTGCTTGTGAAGCAGGCGGATCGACTTCGTTCGCTGCTGCGCGACAACCGGGTCTTTCCAGATGCAAATCTCGCTGTGCAAGATCCATCCAGCGGCTTGGTAGGCGCGAATCACATCGCCCCGGAAATCTCGCATCCCGATGAATCCCTCGCGCGTCTTCGTGGCCGGCAGCTGCATGACATGCACGCTGTGCAGGCGACCTGGCATTGATACGCGCAGAAGCTCACGGATCAGGAAAGCGTAATGCTCCCAAAACGAGGGGCCTTCGTTGTTGCTCACGTCGCGGTCGCTGTTCGTGAACTTGTAGAGCCCCTCGAACGGCGGCGAGTGGATGCCGTAATGAATGCTGTTGTCCGGGATTGCACGGATCAGTTCGCAGGAGTCGCCGTTATAGATGGCGTAGTCCTCGGAGATAACTTGATCGATGGTCTTGAGGTTGGTTGCGATTTCATTCATTGGTTTCTTTCAGCCAGTCGGGCAGGTTCATGGGGACGTTCGGGGAATAGACTTCGCTCTGGCGCGTTGAGCCATGCACGAGGTCGCTGGACAGATCGGCCATTTGAGCCACCATGGCCGCGCCCATGCGTTCGGCCTCGGCTTCTTTGCGGCGCAGATTGGCGAGTACGGCGCCTTCGGTTGATGCGGCGATGAAGTGGGCTGTCACAGGCCTGGTTTGCCCGAATCGCCAGAATCTGCGAACCGCCTGATAGACCTGCTCGAAGCTGTCGTTCAGGCCCACAAAAATGGTGTCTGCGCACAGCTGCAGATTCAGGCCGAACCCGATGATGCGCGGCTTACTCAGGAGGATCGGGGCCTCGCCGGCCAGCCAACGCTTGAGGCGCTTCTCTTTTTCCTCGTCCTTCAGGCTTCCGAAGATGGATATGCATCGGTCGCCGAAAATCTCCGCCAGCGTGTCCTGCTCGGTGTTGAGATTACACCAGATGACCCATGGCTTACTGCGGCCGGCTGCGTCCTCTTCGGCGATGATGCTGATGGCCTTGTCTACGCGCGGGCCGATGCTTTCACGGCGCGCAGTCAATCTCTCCCCAAGCGTGAGCGCGGGCGCGCCATCGACCGTGACAATGTGCTCGACTTGGTGCAGCGGCTCCAAGTCATAGCCATCGTCGGGGTATCCGAGATCAGACGGACGGCGCAGGAGAACCGACCATGAGCACATCCATTCCCAAAAGATTTCTTCCGCATGACCCTTCAGGCGCCAGATGCTGGTGTCGCCACCGTCGTGCGTGAAGAAAGTCGCCTGCATCCCGGTAACGCTCATGACCCCCAGGAATTCGGCGTGATTGCCAAGCTCCGTGAAGTCGTTCGGGGCGGGCGTTGCTGTAGCGCAGAGTCGGTACGGAATGTCCTTGCACCACTCGATCAACATCGTCCGGGTCTTGCCGTCGAATGCCTTGAGGATGCTGCTCTCGTCCAGAATTACGGCCGTGAACTGCGTGCGGTCAAAGTGGTGCAATTTCTCGTAGTTCGTCACCGTCAGGCCTGGCTCGACGTCAGCCTGAGTCGCGCATTGCTTGGCGGCGAGTCCAAACTTCTCAGCCTCGCGCACCATCTGGCCGGCTACCGCCAGCGGCGTCAGGAGCAGGACATTGCCAGCAGTCGCTGTATGGATGGCCGATCCCCAGGCCAGTTCCATGAACGACTTTCCAAGCCCCGTTTGCGCGAAGATGGCAGCGCGGCCGCGCTTGAGCGCCCATCGCACAATGTCGCGCTGGTGCGGGAAAAGCTGCGCGGGAAGCGCGGGAAGCGGATCGGCTAAACCGGTACTTGGATCGGTTTTGACCTTGTTTGCAAGGAATTGCTCATAGCTAGCGCCCATGGGTTCTTTCATGTTGTGCTTGTTGGTCGCCCAATCGGGCGACTGGGGCGGGATTTAGCCCTTGCGAGGGCGTCGAACTTCGCGGACGCGAACCCTCAGAAATCCGGCTTTGGTTGCGATCTCCGCGCATGCATCAGCCGATGATGCGATCTCGTATGGGCGCGCGCAGATTCGCTTCGGCTTGACCTTCTGGAAATAGGCTTCTTCGTCCCATTCGAGTGGCTGCTTTCCGACTGGATTGGCGGCGAATGCGGCCAATTCATCCATGCGGACTCGCTTCGCCTCGATCATGGCGTCAGCGACCCATCCTTCGACGGTGAATCCAAGTGATTCAGTGTCCTGATGATCGACGCCTGTAACCTTCGATTGACGCTTCGCCTTTGGCTTTGCCGCGAGAGCCGATGGCGTATGGAACGGATTGATCGGTTGCCCGAAAGCGTTTACGAATTTGTCTTCGCTCATGAATCGACCCCTTATGCCGGAACAGCCAGATCAAGCGCGACCCGAGGCCGAACCGTCACGACCCCGAAGAGTCCGGCAACGCTCGTGACTTCAAGCACAAAACCCGCATCGCGGGCAATGGATTGAAGCGTGTTCGCTTGATCGGCGATCTGGGACGCGATGGCTTCCGCCACGATGGCGTCCATTTCTTCCTTGGTGTGGAAGTTCACTTCGATTCCCTTCACGGCGTAGGTACCGAATTGGAATGGCCGCTTCCGCCCAGGTAATGGACGTGCTCGCGGGCTTGCGGGGTGTGGTGCACGGCGTCGATGTTGACGCCCTCGAACCGGCGGATCTCAATGGGTGCAATGTCGAGATCCTTGCCGATACCGCTCCCGGTTTCATCGCGCGAAATCGCCTTGTGCCAGTTCGCGCATGCAGCGGCCGTCGAGATTGTGTGATGCAGAGCCTTCTCTCGGTCGCCCGTGATGGCGGCGCGAAGGCACTTCCCGGCCAAGTAGCCGACAAGCCAGAACCAGTTTTCCGCCGACTTACCGCGGTCGTGAGCTTCGCCCCACTTCTCGATCTGGTACGCAGCTTCAAGATTGACTGCCATCAGGAATTCCGCCGTCTGCGGGTTGTTCACCAGCGCGTCTAGGCGCTTCGCTTCGGAAATAGCTACGCGAATGATCAGCCAGTCCAGGCTTGCATCCGGGTTCGTAGAAGTCATGGCATGCAGGCGAGCCAGAGCTGCATCGGTTTCGTAGGGGATCATTCGAGTCTTTCCTTCGCGCGGATGGGCGCGAGTGCGTGACGCCCGTTCTTGAGTCGGTCTTGGGAATAGCGCGGATCGGCGGGGCTCCAGGCTTCGTTATCCGCCCGCAGCACGCCGTTCGTGATCGCCTCCAGCCTGATTTGCTGGATCGGCGGCATGGAGTCGCCCTCCCATGAGTACAGGGCGTTTTGTTTCAACCCCAGCGCACGAGTGAGGGCGCTGACGTTGTTGTTGAAGTGGGCGAGGGCCTGAGTTTTCGTCATGTGGTCGATGTTATCGCCTTTGCGATTCATCGTCAACACCTGGTGATCGCTGCCCGCTCAACACGCTTTGCCATCCCCACTGATTTATTTTGAAGACCCCTTGACGTAAGGCCATCGTTCGGGCGATACTTGGTGCACTCAACCGGAGCCGCCAAGTGTCCTTCGCAGAATTCATGACGGAGCAAGTCAAGGAAATCGAACGAAGCGGCATGGAGCCGGAAGAATGGATCACGCAGAACGCCGAAGCGTATCGGGCCGCGCATCCGATTGACGACGATCAACCAACGAGGAACCAATGACCGCAATCACCCCACTCGGCCGCGCCGCCCTGGCCGTCCGCAGCGCGCAACATGCATCGGATCAGCTCTCCGCTTTTCTGGCGAAGCGCGCTGATGCTGGCTCGCACATTCGGCAACTGGCCGAAACGCTGGCAACCGAGCTGGCGCTGGCAGAAGCTTCGCTCATGGCTGCACAGCCGAACCTGACCGGCCAGATTGAGATCACCGGAGACGTGGAGATCACCGGCAGGCTTACACCCTCGGCGTTGTGGATCGACCTGGGCGACGGGGTGACGCGATGAGTTGCCTCTGCAACCAATCCGCCATGACGTGCGGCCAGGGCCGGCGCTGCCCTCTGCGAGAAACGGAAGCCGCGAACGAAATCCCGCACCACTCGCAAGGAAACTTCCGGCCGGTAGATCGCCCTGTGAGCTTGTGGCCCACGATCCTGGTCGTCGGTCTGGTTCTCGTCGGCTGGGTGCTTGGTTCGGTCTTCTACATCGTGGCGAGGAAGTGATGAGCTATCGATTCAAGAATTCTTCCGCCTGGACGGGGAGATTCCCGCGCTCGACCGAGCAGCGCTGGCTCAGCCATCCGGTGTCGTTCCGTGAGGGCTGGTTTCGTCGGCTCTTGATTTGGGTATGCGGCTTCTGATATCCTATTCGTACTGACACAGGGCGGGAACCTGAGAGTGTCAAGCAGAGAGCCAAGGGCTCGATGTTCTACGGATGAAAATCCACTCAGAGTTCCCGCCCTGAGAGAGCATCGAGCCCTTGGCTCTTTTTCGTTCTCGCATCCGGTCGTGCAGTCAGTGACGAGTCAATGCCCCAGCAATCCGGGCGCCGGAAAGTAGACCAGATGGAGCGGAAGGCTGAAAGCCGCGACACGGTAGCCAGAACTTGTGGCCGGTGCAACACCGATGAATCCGTGGGACTGGCCGCACAGACACGTCCGGGACTAAGGGAGTTGACTCGATCCTTAGCATGTCTGTCCACTTCGGTGGGGTGAATCCTTCCTTGCCCTAAGAACGGGTAGGGGAGGCCTTTGGGTGAATTCCCCATCGATACGATCCAAGACCTTGCTCCAGATCAAGCATCAAACAACGGAAAATACTCCTATGCGATCCCTAACCTATGCCCCCATGTACGGCCCGACAGCCGCCCGCCAGATCATCGAATCGGCCTGCGTTGGCAATCCGCATTTCCATGACCGACAAGTTCGCGATGATGTCACGGTGACGTTCGAACACGCGCAGCATTCGAGCAAAGCCATCGCCACGCATGAGGCAGGCTGGGTTGTTGCGACGGCCTGGGTCAATGGGGATGACGCATGAGCGGCGATCTCATCCAATTCGCCGAGAAGACGATTCTCGACCTCGCGCCGGCTTTCGAGCGGGTCTGCGTGGACAAGTCCATTGTCTTCGCGCGGGAAGCTGAATTTGCCATCCAGATCATCACGAATTCGGACTACTGCCTCAAGATCGCGAAGCAGAACCCGCAGAGCGTGCGCGATGCTGTGACCAACATCGCAGCGATTGGCGTCAGCCTGAACCCGGCGCGCAAGCAGGCATACCTCGTGCCGCGCAAGGGCGGAATCACGCTGGTCATCAGCTACATGGGCCTGCTGGACATTGCGATCCAGTCGGGATCGATCCTTTGGGGACAGGCTGAAATCGTCTACCTGAACGATTCGTTCGAGTTGAGCGGATTTGACCAGCCCCCGAAGCATGGGCGCAATCCGTTCTCGAAAGAACGCGGGGAAATTGTCGGGGTCTACGTCGTGGTCAAGACGCGTGATGGAGACTATCTGACGACGACGATGACCGCCAGCGAAGTGTGGGACGTGCGCGAGCGTTCGGACGGCTGGCAGGCGTTCGTGAAGGACAACACGAAACGCTGCCCATGGAACACGGACGAAGGCGAGATGATCAAGAAAACGGTCATCAAGCGTGGCTACAAAACTTGGCCCAAGACCGAACGCCTGGACACCGCCGTACACCACCTCAACACCACGGCTGGCGAGGGAATCACATTCGAGTCGCCGGCTGCGCTCGCCGCGCCCCAGGTGATCGATGGCGAGCCGAAGGAAATCCCTCGCGAACAGGTCATCCACAACGCTGCGATGGCCTGCATCCAGAAGTTCGAGTCCGGCGACGAAATGGGCGCATACGAGGAAGTTGAATGGATCACCGACAGCGACGAGAAGATGCTGCTGTGGGGCATCTTCGGTAAGGCCCGATCCAAACTCCGAAACACCCTGAAGCGGCTCGCCGAAGAGGCGCGCGCCAAGGAACAACAACTGAAGAAGGGCGGCACGAAATGACTGAAGCTATCGAACACCAAGCACCGAATGCTACGGCGGTCGCGATCCGTAAGAGCCTCGAACAGATCGACGGCGCACTTGTTGAATTCGAAAAGATCGAAGCAGGCTTCGCTGACCTGGAGGCGGCGCACCCGTCGAATCTCGCGTGTGATGTGACGACCACGAAGGGCATGAAAGAAGCCATCGCCGGCCGCGCCGCATGGCGTGAGCCCCGTATTGCCACGGAGAAGGCACGCAAGGCCGGCAAGGCGCCTGTTCTGGCGCTCGGCAAGGACATCGATGCGCGCGCCGCCGCAATCACGGAGCGTCTGGAAGCCGGCGAAGCAAACTATCACGAGCAGATCAAGGTCGAGGAATTCCGCAAAGCCGCCGAGGCCGAAGAAAAGCGCCTTGCCGAAGTGAAGCGCCGCGAGTCGCAGAGCCTCGCGCTTGCCGCTATCCGCAATCGCGCGTTCGCCGTGCAGGGCAAGTCCGCCAACGTGATCAGCGGCGCAATCGTGACGCTGCATACCGATGAGGCCGAAGGGTTTGGGCTGGATCGCGACTACTCCGCCCTGGGCAAGATCGCTGTTGACGAAACACGCGAGAAGTTGCGCGACATGCACCAGGCTGCAATCGAGCGCGAAGCCGAAGATGCGGCGCGCAAGGCTGAAGCGGAAGCGCTGGCAAAGGAGCGCGCCGAGCTGCAACGACTGCGCGCCGAACAGGATGCACGCGACCGCGAGGCCGCTGCCGAGAAGAAGCGCGCCGACGAGGCTGCGGCAGCCGAGCGCCGCAACCAGGACGAGGCCAGCCAGCGCGAGCGCGTTCAGGCCGAGGCCGACCTACATAAGCTCGGCCAGACCGGTGCGCCCGTGGCGTCTGCTGTCGCCGAGTCCATCGTGTCATCCAGCCTGGAGGTTTTCGAGCGTGTGAAGATCCCGCCGGGTGGATCATGGCGACAACCTGATGGCCGGATCGCCACCAATATCGGAACCTATCCACTGGAGGTAATCGGCCCAATCGCTGATATCGATCCTGAACACGCCTGGATCAATATCGGCAAGATGACCGAGGCGTTCGGCTTCGCCGTCACGGCTGACTTCATCGTCAATACCCTGGGCTTCCAGTGGACTCGCACCGAGAAGGCTGCGAAGTTCTGGACGCCGACGCAGTTCGAGGCGATCAAGCGCAAGCTTGCGGCTCACGTACTCGACGCGACCGCCCTCCCATTTTGATGCCAACGGGGCGGGAGTCTCGGTTCAATCCATTTCGGGTCGAATTGCACCCCGGGTAGACGTTAGCGCGTCGTCCCGCCCCACCATTTCCACCACCACGAGAGATCATCATGAAGTTCCCCGGCGACAATGAAATTCACCTGACGGAGGGCGCGATTCGCGAACTCCTGAAGTCCCAAGCGCCCGTCCTGTTCGGAGATCCTGACGCGCGCATCACGAAGATCGCGACGAAGTCCTGGCCCACCGGCTTGGTCGTGACGTACACCACCGATCCCGAGCTTGTCGCGGAGGCGCCGCCAATCCGCCGCCATGCTCAGCCCGAAGTCGTCGAGGCCGCGCCATCGCTGCCGCGAGCGGACGACGATCAACCCTTCTGACCAGGATCCACCATGCCCGCACTCATGAAACCCTATACCCCGCCCCAAGCGTTCGAGACGATGCCCCGCCCGCTCATCGTTCTGGCGCCGCTGGAGAAGCCAAGCAACCAGATCGCAACGCGCGGCTACGATCCCGCAACCCAGACTCTCGCGCTGACGTTCACGCGCGGCAATGGCGCGATCTACTGCTACCCCGGCTTCACTCCCGAGCAGTGGGCCGCGTTCCTGGTGGCCGACAGCGCGGGAGGCCACTTCGGAAAGGTGATCAAACCGCTCGCGTTCAAGAAGTTCCCGGCCGACCCTGCGCCAGGGGACTCGGCGTGAATTCGCTGTTCCATCGGGGCATTCGAGGATACGCCTCCGTCCTGGCCGCCCTGTCGTTCGATCCCTTGAGCATTCACCAGCTATCGGAGCGCTTTGGCGTCAACCGACAGAACATGATGGATATCGTTCGCGGCCTTCACCATCACGGGATGATCCATGTCTCCGACTGGTTCAAGCCGGGCCATCACGGCGGCCACTGGCGCGAGGTTTGGAGTGCAGGGCCTAGCGACGACGTGCCGAGGCCGCTCGGATTTCGAGGCCGCGTCGTTGGAAGTCGGCGCGCGCCTCATACGTTCCGGGCGGAACTCCACCACTTCAGCCTGCTCGTCCAGGCGCTCGAAGAGGGACAAAGCGCGCCCTCGCTGGTTGAGTTGATCGGCCTCGGCCGCGATTCCACCTCCCTGGTGATCAAGCACATGAAGGCGCTCCAAGTGATCCATATCGCAGCCTGGGAAAGCACGCGATTCGGGCTGCCGCTTCCGGTCTACCGAATGGGCCTCACGATGCGCGACAAACCGCGCCCGAAGCCGCCTACGAAGCGTGAGCACAACCAGCGATATTGGGCCGGCAGAACCCAGCGCCTCAAAGATCGGTCGATGTGCCAAATGATGGCCGCGCCGCTTGCACAGTAATCGCGTTTGCGATACCATCGCGTATCGACTCTCAAACCGGACTCCACCATGATCTATCCTCGCCACGCCGTCAAGGTCGCCTACGACACGGCCATGAAGCTCTACCCGACGCACGAGGCCGCTGTGGCGGCTGTTTCGCGTGAACTCTGCTTGTCGCCCGAGGCCATTGAGGAAGTCCTGGCGCCGGAGACGGTGCAGTAATGGCCTGTCTCGTTCCCACCCAAACCTTTCGATGGCTTATTCATACCGCGCTGGTTCAGACGATGCACGATGGCAAGGTGAAAGACATGCCTCTGGAGCACAGTCGGACGCTTCAGCAGGCATACCTGAACACCGACACCGGAGCCGCCTTCTGGCAAGCTGTTCCCGAGGTGATGGACTATGACCAACCCCGCATCTGAAGATGACGACATTGGCGAGTTCTGGCGCGACGTGCGCGCCGAACTGCTGATCGCCATCCTTGTCGCGCTCGTTTTCCTGATCCCCACCGGCAGCGAGGACGACACCCGCATCCGCTGCATCAGCGGGAGCGCTGCGCAGCCAGCTCTAACACCGTCGAATGATTGACATGACCACCACACCCCAGAACAGCGAAGCGCTGGCGTTGCCCCCGTTGCCGAAAGCCGAAGTCACCATCCCTATGGGCTGGGTTCGTCCTGGCCTCGATGTGTACACCGCCGACCAGATGAACGAACGCTGGGCCGATGGCTGGAAGGCCGGCTACAAGCATGGGGCTTGGGCTGACTGGCCTGCAGTAGGGGCGAGCAGTGTTCCTGTGGCGTGGCCGAATGGATTCCTGGCCGATGTCATGACAGCTGCGGGCCTCGTTCGAAACGGCAGCCAATGCAAGGCGCTCGCTGAGAGATTGGGCAACGCAGTGATGATTGTTCGAGGGCGCGCTACCGCAACCCAGGCGAGGGCTGCTGAGTCCGAGCCACCAGAAGCGTCGGAGGTGGAGTCGTGAACATCGCGGAATGCTGTGTTGGTGACACGGTTCGCATTGTGGACGACGGCGGCTTCACCAAGGAATTCGTCCGCCGCTTCGAAGGCCGAACCGCTTTGGTTCTTGGCTTCCTTACCTACTCCCCGGGGTCTGTCCGACTCATGGTTGGCAAGCGTGATGGGCGCGGGAAGCCATTCGATGCCGTCGTCAACGTCAAGTTTTTGGAGCATGCATGACCACCCAACCAAACCCCGCTGCCTCGTCGCCCTTGGTGGCGGAAGCCAAAATTCTGGCGCGCCAGTTGAGCCAAGCCGCATGGAATGCAGGCTATGCAGATGGCTGGGAGTCCGAGCGCCGGCAGGATTTGACCGCAAAGCGTCAGGACGATGCATTGCTTGCTTGTCTGGCAGCGATTGACGCTATCGCCACCCCCGTGCATCAGGCCGCCGAGCCTGCGCCGATGTCTCAGGCCGCCGAGCCTGCGCCGATGTCTCAGGCCGCCGAGCCTGCGCCGATGTCTCAGGCCGCAGTGGACAGCGACATGGTGCCGCTTGCCCGCTTAACAATCACGCGCGAAGGGCACGGAAAGAACGGCGCTCGATGGGACATGCTGCCGGGTGGGTATGCCGCTGAGCCCGGCGTCTATGACTTGGTTGCCGCTGCGCCCGTCACCTCGCAGGCAGTGCCTGTTGCGGCCTCGCATCCGTCGCCGAGCGAGGACAACAGCCCGGATGATAAGGCCGACCCGGAACGCCAGAAGATGGAGCGCGATGCCGCGAGCTGGCGATTGCTGATGCTGGCCCTGGGTGTGCACAAGCGCGTCGAGATGACGTACGAGTGCATGACCGCGCCACGCGTCTTCATCCCGCGCTACGCCTACGAGGTGACGGTGGGGCCAATCACATCGCGCAACCGTGCAACCCCGGACGCCGCTTTGCGCTCGGCCTTCAACGATGCCGCCGAAGGGAAGAAATCATGAGCCGAAAACTCTGGGGCCGACTGCACGAGCGCGAAGACGGCACCTATAAGGCCGTTCGCATCGGCTCACTCTCCAGCGCTGACGCATCATGGAACTGGCGCGTGACTGAATTTTTCGTGGACGATCCCGCCATCGCTTCCTCGCCTGCGGCACCTGAGCCCGTGCTGGCGAGCGAGGATACGGCGCGGTTGGATTGGATCGAGCGCAACGTGTGCAACGTCGATCGCCTGGGTGACTCTGCCCGCACCCTGCGAATCTCCTGGAACAACGGAGCGGATCGTGTATTCGTCGGCCCGGGCTACAGCGCAACGTGGCGCGATGCCATCGACTCAGCTCGCGCCTCAGTGCCTGCTGCCGGTGAGCCGAAAAAGGCATGAGCGTAAGCCGCGCACCAGATACGCTGGAATCCCTTCTGGCGCGTACCAAGCCAGGGAATCCTTGGTACGGCCCCGATTTAGCGCTGGGGCCATGCCAGGAGGGCGATGGCGGGGCTTGTCGGTACGGATATAAAAGACATTGGTACTGGATCGCCGGCCTGGGCCGCCAGGTTCCGCTGACGGCGCATCTGCTGACATGGCTCCTGGATCACCTGGGGCCGCTCAAACGCGATGAGCTATTCCTGGCGTACTGTGAGCTAAGAGCGAGCGGCCTGGTTTTAGATCATCACTGCGAAAACACGGCACGCATCCGGCCGAGTCATTTGCAGCCGCTTACGCAGTCGGAGAACATATCTGCGAGTAAGGAGCGCCAGTACCCGGCGAGATCTCGCGCGCGGGCCGGTGGTGCACTACGAGGATGATCCCGTCGATTTCTGATTGTAAAGATTTCGAGGTTCCGCTTGACGCACCGTATCGTCTGCACGATACTGAGGGCACTGAAGAGAACCAACCAAACGGAGAACACCATGATCGCAGCCGGAACCCGAGTCTCTTTCCAATACCGCACGCACCACCTGCTGGGCGGCGAGCTGATCTCCGGGTTCGGCACCATCACTGGCGAAACCATCGTTGGTACGCAAAACGCCTACGTGATCAAGCCCGACGACGGCGATACGGTGCACGTCCGCTGCGCTGGTGTTCGCGAATGCGCCAAGTTCGTCGGGATGGTGGACGTGGACGGCGAGAAGTTCGCGCACTACACCGGCGTTTCCCTGTAATCCTGGAGCCCACCATGACCATCACGTTCGAACACCTGGAGGGCGCCCTGGACTGCGCCAAGGCACTGATCAACGCGGGCCGCCCGTACACCTTCAGCCGCGCCGCCGATGGCGGACACGAAATCAGCACGCGAGATTAATGATGATCATCATCTTCACCATCGGACTCATCCTGCTTGCGCTGTACATGCTGCCAACCAGCATCGCATGCGCGCGCAGCCACCACAACGCTGGCCCGATCTTCCTGTTGAACCTGTTGCTGGGTTGGACGATGCTGGGCTGGATTGCCTCGCTTGTTTGGGCGTGCACGCTTACTGTTCGGGTGAGGGGCTGATCATGTCTCCGAATCGTCAGCGTCGGAATCCATGGGTTGTCAGCGCACTGAGGGATCTGGATCGCAGAAACGGCGGCAACACGTCGCGGATGGGCGGCGCGCGCGTCTTGATATTCAAGGGCGACACGTTCGATTTGCCGTGGCAGGCCCACCTCTACATTCCCGAACGAGATTGCAACGTCTACGGTGCCGGCGATACCCCGAAAGAAGCATTCGCGAATCTGATCGCCGTATTGAATACGCCATACGGACAGCTGCGACCCTGGCCCAGCTCGGATGAGATCACGAATCTCCTGAAGCTCAATCCGCTTGATGCGAAGGGGTCGAACCCGAGACTGTTCCGCTGACCGGCCCGGGGCGATCCGGAGCGCGCAATGAGAAAATCCCCGCGTTTCCGGGGCTTTTTCTTGCCTGACGCTGGTTAGGTATCAGGCGGCCGGCGCAGAGCCATCCGCGGCCGGCGCAGGGGCCTCGGCAGGCGAGGCAGCCGGCGCAAGGTCGGCAGTTACCTTGGCTTCTTCGACCTGGAGTGCAGCGGTCGCGGCGGCAGCACTGGTGCCGATAGCCGTGATGGCGTCGATCTGCGCTTGCGTGGCCGGCTGGCCCGAGGTGACGGAGGCAGCGAGCGCAGCCAGAGCGGCGTCGGTCTTCGCATTGGCGTTGGCGACTTCGGTGGCAAGGGCGGCGACCTGGGTGGCAGCGGCGGTGGTGGCATCGTCGAGAGCGGACAAAATGTTCTCCTGAGAGGTTTGGATGGCGTCAGAGACGAACCGCATCACGCGGCCGGCTTGAGCGGCCATGATACGCTCGATTTGCTGGAGGTCATCGGGGTGGATACTCATGGTTTCAACGCGTCGTAATCGCGTTCGGCGTTGAGGCCGGCGCCATGGGCGGCGTCGGCAGCGGAAGCAGCGAGTCGAGCAGCCGCGACAATCCGGCGGAGCACGTCGGAACGCATTCCGGCGGCATCGCTGGCTGGCGCGCCTGGGGCGGAAGCGGCGGGATTGCCGGGCACACATCCGGCGTTGATGGCGGCGAAACGGTACTGCAGGCGGTCGCCAGCGCCACTAGCGGCAAAAGCATCCAGCTTCGTCGCCAAGTTGAAAACGTCTGCTTCATGGTCGGCCGCCTTCTGATCGATGGTGATCTTGGCTTCCTTGGCGGAAGCCTCGGCCACGTCCTGAGTATGCTGCCGCTCAGCAGCGAGTTGGATTCCCTGGGCTCCGAGCGCCTGCTCGTGGCTGTCGTAGAAGTACAGCCCGATGCAGGCGGCAATCGCGAGGATCACCGCGACGATGGCCTCAAGCTCCAGGCGATCCATCAGCCGGCCGCACTGATATGGGCCGACGCCACGCGGGCCTGGACGGCGGCCAGAAACTGCGCCTGAGTCGCCATGGCAGTCTGACCGTTCTTGACCATGGCCTGCGCACTCGACGTGTCGGCGATGTGATCCATGATGAGACCCACCAGTTTGACCAGCTCGGCATGCGAGTAGGCTTCGAGGTTGGAGCCCAGCGCCGACAGCGTGGTCTCGGCCTTGGTCACGTCGGCCTTTGCGTCGGCAACGGCAGCCTTCAGCGTCAGCGATGGGAAGGCACGATGGATCAGGAAGACGATCACGGCCAGGACAGCGATTGCGAGAGCGACGAGCAGAAACGGATTGATCGAAGACATGGTTTAGCCTCTTGGGTCTGAATTGAGATTCGGGTCTGCCTGGCCTTTGCCACGGAAGAACGATGCAACCCCAAGGATACCCCCGATTGCAAACCACGCCTCAGCCGGAATGATGGCGGGCGCGATTTTCATCAGCGGCAAAATGAAGTAGTTTCCGAAGAACGTCAGGGCGAACGAAAACCCGACCAGCGGGCGCCACCAGTAGCTAGGCCAGTGGTCGACAGTCGAATCAGGCGCCGGGGTATCCGGCTTTGTGACTTCGGATTCTTCCATGCGTCACGGAATCTGCTGGAACGCACCAGTCAGAAATGCCATTGCTGCGCGCTCACACCGGGCCGGCGTCTGCTGATGCCACTTTGACGCCAAGGCGCCATCATGCGCGCCTTGCCAATCTCCGGCCGCCAAGCAGTCCAGGGTATGGTGGAACGCCAGCGCGCCATCTGTGCCAAGCTGAAATGCAAGCGAAATCACATAGGATTGCCGCACCACGTCGAGCGTCGAGAATGCCGGCCAGCGCGCCGAGATGGCGCCGGCTGCATTGGTGAAGTCAGCAGCAAACCATGCGTCAACCTGCTCATCCGACACCACGTCACCAATGCGCATGGAAGAATCCTTGTGCCCGATCCCGCACGTCGGATAGCCAAACTGATCCGGGTAGACGACGTTACGCCGGCCTTCCTCGGCAGTCAGTAGGGTTTCGGCATCGTAGATCATGGATTCGGATTCTTGGTTGTCTTCAGCTTGCCGTTCGGGCCGGTGACGACGCCGTATTCGCCGCGTGGCTTTGGCTTCTCAGGTTCCGGCGTCTTGCGCTCCACCTTCTCCCCAAGCGGTTTCCACGGAGGAGGCTCGGTCGGATCGGTGCTTCGCATGATTAGCTCGATTGCTAGGAGTGCTTCCAGCCGTTCGCTAGAAGAGCCAGGTAGACGACCCCGGCAATTGCCATGGCGGCAAGGCCGCGCATCGTCCACCTCCCGAACTCCGCGAACATGCCGTCCAGCCACTCCTGAAGCCCCTCTTTCAGCGCATCCTTGACGGCCTTGCTGTTCGGATCGATGGGCATTTTGCGTTCTGAAATGCCTGATTGGGCATTTCCTTCATTCTCGCGGTCGGTGATGCTCATAGTCAACCCTCCATTACATTGCCTTGACTTCTCCGACGATATTTCCGCCCGAAGCCAATCCAGTGATGGTAATTCTTGCAAATCCCCCGTTGTTCGAGATCGTCGGAGTCGGCCCGGCAGTGCCGGCGATCTTGTCGAAGCTGATCAAGGAAGACACATTGAGGCGGTTGAAGAATCCAGAAATGATGTAGGTAGTAGTCCCGACCGCTTTGAATTGGAACATCACCATTTGTTCGACCCCGTCCGCGTCGGACGGAATCTGCGTGTCAATGGTCGCCGTTGTTCCGGTGTACGTCACCACGCAATTCGGAATCGTGTTCGCGATGCGATGATACGTCGCGATGTACTTTTCAACCGTGTAACCCGATGAACCAGACACCGGAACGACAGTCGGTTGAACGGTCGTCGCATTGTTCGAACCACCGTAGAAGTTCAGGGTATTGTTGTCACTGATGGCGTAAAGCGACGTGTCGACGGTGCTTGTCAGCGAGTACGGAACATAGATCAAATTTCCGTAGGTGCTTGTCGTGTTGAGCGTCATTTCGGACGCCCAGGTGGACGCACCATCCGTGCTGAAAAAGTTCGGGCCGATTTCAGAATTGTTGATTGCGGCGAAATTGATGGCCGTGACGGCAGCGGCAGTCGCGAGATTGGCTTTCAACCAATTGTTTTTGATGCGGAATGAGTCACGCGTGTTCGCATCTCCGACGATCAAATTCGCGTTGTCTTCGAAGTGGTTGCCTTCGATGATCGTGTCATCACCCTGCGAGGTGAACGTCAGCGCGACGCGCCAGTGATGAAAACCATTGCTGCGAATCGCGGCCGAGTACGAACCGCCATAGCCGCCTGTCGTGATCGTCAAGCCGATGCCCGCAGCGCCGGCCGTCGTGCTGCCGGGGCCTTCGAAACTGTTCGATTGGATGCTCGTCCAGTCGACAAAGTCTTGCATCACGGCGGGCGCATACACCGTATTTTCGTATAGCGACAATCCCCATGAATGGGTCGTCAGCCAGGCCTGAGCGCACGTCGGATTGAACGTCACGCCCTGGATGTTCGCTCCATAATTGAGCCGGTGTCCACGCAGGCAGATCGCAGCATTCCCGAGGTGCCCGCCGATCACCTGGGCGTTGCCCACGAACTGCGTCCCCGCCCCCTGAGGGCCGGTGCCATACTGCGGAACGATGTTCGTCAGGACGCCGCCGATGATGGCCGCCGAGGCGATCAGCGTGTTCGAGCCATTGCCATTCAGATAAGCACCCTGGAGATTGAGCGTGATGTTCGATGGAAGCAGAACGGTGCCGCTGCCCACGTTGAACGTCCCGTACCCGAAGTTCACCGTCCCGCCATTGTTGCCGCTCGATCCGCAGCATGAACCGAGGGCCAGGAACTGGATCGCCCCGTTGATGGCATTTGCGGCCGGCGCAGTCCCGGTATTGTCGGCGCCGAACTGCTCCGGCGTGACGTAGCCCGCATTGACCAATCCCCACACCGCGCCGTCATTGGCGACGATGATGGAGCCGCCGTCGTCCACATACGAGCCCGTTGAATTCGCCAGGAGGTAGTAACTCGCGCCGCCGTTGTCGCTAGGCGTGGAGTAGCCTTGCGTGGACGCTTGGCTGTAATACAGGTGATTCAGCGAACGCAGGGCCGCCAAGTTGGTCACGCTGGCCTTGAGGCCCTTCAGCCCGGCGCCCGAGATCGTGCCGCCGAGCGAGGAGGTTCCATTGACCTGGAGGTTCTGGACGGGGAACGTCTGCGCGCCAGAAATAGCGCAAAAGAAAGCGAGAAGCAGGGTTAGGTACTTTTTCATGGGGTAATCCTATGCCTCGGTTTAACTCAGGGAAATTTGCGAGAAGCCGGGAGCGGTGGCGGCGCCTGTGAAGGCTACCATTATGATAGAGGATCCCTTAGGGACTAGCACGGGGAGCGTTGTTGAGACTGCGGGAGTACACGTCCCACTCGACGCCGCCCCTCCTACCGCGAGGGTTACTGTGCCCTGATGAACCGTGTCCACGTAAACGTCCATGACAGTCCCTGCGACATTGGAATCTGTCCCGGTAGCGGTGAGGGTGAAAGTGCCCGCGCCATTGGAAGAGCAGAGCCAACTCATGTTTCGGGTGCCAGAGCTTCCGAAGTAGGCTACACCCGCTCCCAGAGCGGAATTGCTGTAAGTGGTCGCGACGTTGACCGAGAAGCCTGAACCACCGGCACCCAGAACTGAGGCCAATGCCGACAACGTCATGCCAACTGTATAGCCCGTGCCTCCGGTATCTCCTGTGCCTGTGAGGTCAACGGAAATGACTGTCCCGCCAAGAACGACAATCTTCGCCTTGGCTTGGACTGATCCGATAAGTACGGCTGCACTGCCCGCAGAGTTCCATGGGCCACCCGTCAACGCCACAGCTTGATAGGTGCCGTCCGTGTATCCTGACCCCCCAACAATCGAACCAAACGTTAGGCATACCCCAGGCCTGTTCCAGCCTGTGAGGTTTGACATCTTGGAGTTATCCACCAAGAAAGTACAGGGAGCAGTCCCATTCAAGTTCGCATAGTTCTCTGTCTCGGCTTGGAGCTGCTGCAGAGCAAGAGTCTTTTGATTCGTGAAGGTATCCACAAAGGTCTGTTGGGAAGTCCAACCACCCGCAGCGCTGCCATCGACAAAGGTGCCGGGAGATACCATGAAGTAATTCGTGGACTGGTAGCCTGCTTGAAGAATGCGATCACCAAGGGCTTTCACCATCGTCGTCATGCCTGGGTCGCTGCTGATTTCAATCTGGTTGGCAGGCGACAACGAGATGTCCGGCCCCCACTCGTAAGCTATCGGAACGAGGCCATAGAAACGCGACCAGTAAACGAACGAATCGATCTTGTTGCCCACCGCAGGCAACGAGGCCGCAAACGAGGTGAAGGCAGCGGCAGGAGTGGCGGCAGGGCCAGTCAGTGCGTTGTACGGCGCCGTTTCTGCCCCATACAGCCAAGTCAGTCCTGGCCTGGTTCCGCTAGCATTTCCGAGCGTTTGCCCATAGGCGAAATGCTTTGGTGGGGTATATCCATTCCCCGGATTGGCTGCGCCAAAGGTCTGCAACTCAAGCACGAACTGGTCGTTCGGGCGAACGGCATACCATGCATCACTCATCAACTTCAGTTGGCGAGTGTAGTAGTAGATGTTAAGGTCAAAGACATTCCAGTCATTGCTGTACTTGATCAGAGCGGAGTCAAGGCCAACCCCGGAATTAGCCACAGCCCCAATCCAACAAGAGAAATCGAATCCTGCGCCAGGGGCTAGAGAAGAACTAGGTGGGGCGCTCGCCGAAGGGTAAGTGAAACTATTTGTCGTCACCGCACTGACCGTGACCGGTGAAGCGAGAGTGCCTGAATTCCAAGCAGTGGCGTAATAGCCGCTGGCCACCATCTGGGTAGTGCCGGCCGTAATGGTGAATGGGTAGAACGACAGCGGAACGTTCAGTGTCACGGTCACATTCGGCGGACTGGCGCCATCGCTCACAATTGATGTGATGCGGTTCGGTTCCGTAAACGTCATCTCGATGCTGGTAATCTCTGTCAATGACGAACTGACCGGCGCGGAAGAGGGGTAGGTGAAGCTGTACGTCGTCACCGACGCAATCGTCGCGTTACTTGTATTCCAAACAGACCCCGTATTGTTGGGGCTGCTTGGGTACAAGCTGAATATATTACCGGCAACTATTTGCGGATAGTTTGCAACCGGAACATTCAGCGTCACCGTAATATTGCTCGAAGCATCCGTGACCATCGAAGTTACCTTCGCCGCAGTATTGCTTCCCGAAACCCCCACAACCAGAGTTCCACCGCCGTAGTCCCCGATTATCTGGCACTCCGCTCGACCGCGATATTGATACCCTTGCTGGAAATTGTACGCTGGATTCCAGGCCTCATTTGCCAAGCCAACTCGAACCTGCGGAACAGAAAGCGTATTGCACAGCGTTGCAAGCTGTGTCGCATAGTTCGCATTGACATAGCCGGGGAGCTGAATCTGGAATTGGGTATAGCCACCTGATGCAGCACTGACAGCGGCGGCAAAACTCAGCGTCGTTTCCCAGGCATAGGGTCGAGCTTTAAATGCGCCATTCGGTACGCGGCCATACACTGGGTCGCTCCACATCGTCTCGCCGCTCTTCCCTGAACCACTAAGACCACCGGTCGTGTCCAGCGTATCAGTGAAATCCATTGTTCGGATGGTAGAGAACTGCGAGTAATAAGTTATGGCCTGAGTCGTGAACTCAGGATTGCTGCCAGAGAATGGCGTGCTGCCATCCGCAGGGATATACATCGACTGGATGGATTGAGTTCCAGTCATCGTGATGTTGGAGTTGGCGGAAGGGCTGAATGTAAAGGTGTATGTATTCACTCCTCCGACACTACTAATCAAAGTAAGCGCAGTAATAGTCGCAGCTGCGCAACTTAGAACGCAGGGTGCCGCAGTCGGGGTTGTGAATTGACAGTTCGTGTACGTGGGTAGTGTAAGTTGACCGGTGCGCAAATTCGGCTGATTGGCCGTGTTCGTCCCACTGTTCGAGGCGGAGGGAACCCACTGCCATCCGCCAACAGCAGGATAGCCATTGGAATCAAGCGCAATTGGCCCTGCTGAGGTGTCTGAAAAGGGGCGCCCCGAGAACGCTGCGTTGAAAAATATATTACTTTGCGCATACTCAATGGACTGTTGAATATTCCCGCCAATGCGCCCGAGTTGGCCGAACGTAGCAGCAGCGGGAACCGTACCGCCAAACGTTGTGCCCGTAACACTAGCCCCTAGGTTTGTGGCGACTGGCGTAATAACAACAGCCTTCCCTTCATCCCCCGCTATAGGCGTATAGGGCCATGAAACAGATGATCCCCCTACCGTAGCTGAATACGAAATCGCTGCTGTGGGGATGCTAACCACAGTCCCGGGGTTGACGGTAATGATCGCGCCAACTTGAAGGACATTGATCGTCGGCGCCGTTACCCAGATAGGCGCGACAAACTGACCCGTCTTAGCCAGTGCGGTGATGAACTGAAGTCTGCTATTGGTCGCCATGGTCAGGGCGCATAGTTCATGGTGACATCACATGCAACCAACCCCACCCAATCACTGGTGGCGCCAGTCTGTAACGCGAATCCCCAGGTTGTAGCACCCGAAGTATCAACGGAGGTAAAGGTAGGATTAGACGTAGATACAGCGGTATCCCCTGTCTGGACTGGGGGAATGATCTGCTGGTTGACAACCCCACGATTCTGAATTGTCACAATAGCAGTATATGAAACGTTGGTGCCGTTCAGAGCTGGCTGACCTACATTGGTCGCGTTCAACAGATAGCGAACATTGTGGGCAGTCGAGCCCGTATTGGCGAGGCAGATTATTCGACTACGGATATACCCATTTGGCCCAACCTGGTTGGTTCCAAGCGAAACCTGGGCAGCGATGATCTGAGTAGAAATGGTATTCGTATAGGCGGCGCCAGTCGTCCCGGAGAAGGCCACCGGCGATGCAGGGACGGTTGCTGAAGTCGTTCCCGGCGTATAGGTTGTGTTGTACACAATTCCAGCCGTCGTGCTGGACATCACCACCCAGTAAAACCCTGCTGCGTTTGACCCGGTGAGCGAATTCGCCGGGAAATACCCCCAGAATCCGCTGGTAAATCCTGCGATGAAGGCAGTCCCGGTAATTGTCAATGCCCCATTGGAACCGACTGTCCCGGCCTGCATGATGAAGATGCCGACGCCGATGCAAAGAACAGATGGGGCGCCTACATCCACGCCCACCGTGGCCGCCACGGCATTGCCAGACCCGCCCCCTTTGAGAGGTTTTGTCGTACTTGCAATGCTCCCCGCCGTACCCGACACCTGCTCCCAGACTCCCGCAGCAGGACTCATTACTGCGTAGTCACCAGGGTTATAGGTATTCCCATCGAGCACGCGCGTTCCGGTTCCGGTCGCCAAAAGAAAATTGGCTTGACTAACCGGATATACCCCATTGGCTGGTGTAAATGTCGTCGTGCCATTGGGCGCGGTCGCAACATTCGTCGTGAGGTTCCACGTGCCCAGGGCAGCCGTCTTGAGGGAAAGCGCTGTATTCAGGTCGGTCTGAGAGCCGAGCGTTCCAGTAATGGCACCCCAAACGCCGCCACCACTCGAACCGCTGCCGCGCTTGAACCCAAGCGCAAGCGCCATCGCAAGAAATTGACCGAAGTTCATGACGTCTTCACCAGCGTGCTGATGTTGGTCACGTTGGAGCCACTGTAGGTCAGCGTCTGGACATAGGTATGCGTCAGATAGGTATACGTGATCGTGATCAAGTTCGGCGGCGAAGAACCGTCATACCCGAACGTTGGCGAAAGCTGCCCGGTCGGGACAACCACGCCATCGGACGCCAGCATCGCGCCCGCATCGTAGGTCGGGATCGCGCCAGCGCCGAGAATCTGCTGGGTAGGTGGGTTTGCCATGCTCGTCCTTTTAGTTCATTGGATTGTCGTTCAGCCTATGAATATCAGCCATAGCCGACAGCAATCCAGTTGATCTGGCTAACATTGCCGGTCACTGTGCCGTAAGACGGGCTCGAATTCGTGACGTTTATCGCCGCTGATGCGTTGTTTCCGACTGCCACCAATGCGATACACGCCGTGAATGAATGCGGGTAAGTGACCGGCGTTGGGTAGTTAGGGACCACGCTTTGATTCCCGGCCTGGACGATTATCCGCTTTCCGCTACCGTCGCTAAACGGAAGAATGAAGTACAGCGGGTTGTTGAACTGCACATTCGGGGTCGAGAACAGAGATGCGGCAATGGCGCCAACTTGCGCTGCCGTGTAATCGTTGGTCTGCGGCATGACTGCACCGGAGCGACCATTGAAGCTAGTAACGGCTGCCGCAAGCCACGCCAACGCCGAACCCGTCCAGGCCAGGACTTGACCGGCGATGGTCGGCGGCGTAACAAACCCCGTCGTGCCGACTGCGGTCTGATACAAAACTTCATTGGCCGCCCCACCCGCAATGCTGCCTGCCGTCCCGCTGCCGGGATTCGTCATGATGTAGGCGCCGAGCGTGGCTGACCACGTAAGCTCGATGACGGCGCCAGGCGCGGCAATGTCACCCGCATTCAAGGCTGAACCGCCGGCCTTGTGAATAGGGAAGGCGGGCAGCACCGTCGATCCAAGCGTGAGCGTGAGCGTCACGGCGCCCGTATTGGCATGCTGAGCCTCCAGCACACACTGGAACAGATCGGGGGGCGCAGACGGCGCCGCCAGATTCGACGGGATCGAGGCCGTGAGGCTATTCGTTCCAACCGCCTGGGCGGAACCGTAGTTGTTCTCTTGTAGCGCATCTGGCTGGAGCATCGCGTCAGCATCGCCCATCGTCCAGAGTTGCGTGGCGATGTCGGCTGCCCCCCAGGTCAGCGCCGTAGTCCCCTGCTGCGCGCGAACGATGGTGAGCGCATCCCCGGCGCGTGCCGTGCACAGTACGATCTCATTCACCTGCTTGGTGGCAGCATCGAGGAACGTCATGTAGAAAGCGGATTGCCCCGGCACCGGCTGGGGAAACAACGATCCCGTACCGGTCGCCAAAATAACCGTCAATGCCGAGGCGGGAATGCCGCTATTCAGCGTCGAGACGGCGAGGTTTTCGTAAAGGAAAATCATACGGAGACGCCCGAGGCAGTGACCCAAATGACGGTCGGAGTGATCTGCGAGCACGTCAGGGGCAGACCCAGCGTCGTGTCGAAGTACGGTTGATAGAGCGTCGGCGAGACGGGGCGTGCCGAGGTGGCGCCCCCCTGGGGCCCGATGGCTGCAGTCTGCGCAAAGGCTGCTGCAACGCCTTTGGTGATGAACAAATTGGCGAAGTCACCGATGACCCATGTTCCGGCTGACGTTCCCTCCTGGGCGCGCATCACGGTGCACACGTCGCCTGTGCGCGATGTGCAGTACATGATCTCGCGTTGCGTCCCCGTGGACTGATCGAGCATCGATAGCGGGAAGGCTTGCCCGGCGGCCGGCGCCGGGTACAGTGCACCCGTCCCGGTGAACAGCGTCACCGTGGTATCGCCAGGCGCGACAGGCGCAGCCAGCGTCGATTTCGCGTTGTTGCTGAAGACGAAGATCATGCGATATTCACCGTGAATTCGTACTGAAATGGCAGGGTCAGTAGCCCCGAAATGATGGCCGCCCGGAGCGCACCAGCGAGCGCCGTCGATGTGTAGACAACAGCCTCCGTGTCAGCCTCATTCAGCGATATGCCGTCCGCGTTGAAGTCATTCTCGTTGAAGAAGGCGCCGCCTGTCAGGAACCGCACGGCGGAATTGACTGTGATGACCACATGCGTCGGCGTCACGAAATGGACGCTGACCTGATACGTCTGATCGGGAAACAGGTCGCCCGTCAGGAAACGCTGCACGCGGCGCTTGAGCCATCGTGGCGTGAACTGGAACCCGTCACCCTTGAACGTGTTCCACTGAAGGATTCGCTGGTAAATCTGGTCGGTCGCGAGGTAGGTTGTGGAACTGTTGATCTCGCTGAATCCATTCAGAGGCTCGCTGTTCAGTGGCGCCGAATTCAGCGGCCCGACAGGGCGCGGGCCACCCGATGACAGGTTCTGACGCACGATCCCATAGATGCTCGTCGCCGCCCAATCCAGCAGCGCACCCGACTGGTTCAGGAAAATCGGGAGCTGGTAGCCATTGATGTCGTCGAGGAACTGCTGCGCGAGCGTGTTCTGCGCCGTGAACAGGGCTTGCAAATTCGGATCGTCGCCGTACTGGATGTACAGGTAGGAACCCAACGTGGTTTGGACGTAGCTCGTTCCGACGTCATCGACGTTCACGGTCTAGCCCTGGTTAACCGCGATGTTCGCAGTCGAGGTGAAGAAGAAGCTCTCCGGGTCTCCGGGGATCAGGATGCTACCGGTTGCGGGCGCCACAATGGTGCCGTTGATCGTGACGACGAACTGGAGCTTTGATAGGCTCTGTTCCGGGATGAATCCGGCCACCGCCGTGATGAACGCGTCCTGAAGCTGCAGGAGGCTGATGGCCTGACCCACGGTGATGCTGTTGATATACGCCACCATCGCCGGCTGCACCGCTGCCGTGACGATGGCCGGCGCAACGAAATTCGCGCTCGCGATGGTGTTCCAGGTGATTGAGATGCCCACAGCCTCTTGATCGGGGATCACATACGTGACGTTGTACGTGTCCGGGAAATCGTTGATGGCGACGGTCTCCGTCGTACCCATCGTTGCAGCCGGCTGGAGGACGTTGATATCGGGAATCGACAGGTAGAGCGCACCCGCGACAGAGTACGGATCGCCGCCGCCAACGATGGCCTGCCAGCCGCCGCCAGTCTGCCGGAACGAGATCAGTCGTGACTGCACGCCTGAGACATTCTCAAGTTGCGTCTTCACAGCCTGGGGCGATCCAGTGCACACTGCCTGCCCAGCCTGGATGACCTGCGCCTGGTAAGACTGGATCGATTGCGCCGCCGCACCCGGAATTCCGGTCGATGGGTTCGTAAACGTCAGCGCGATGGTGGACGGAACGCTGGTGACGCGCTGGGTCACGGTGCTCGACGGCACAGCCCAGGATCCAGAAACGGTCGCTAGACAAAAGACCGCCGCTGTCGTGCCGCCCGAAGGGATGATGACAGGATCTTGAACCGCGTACTGGTACGTGCCATCCCCAACAAGGAAACCGATGTTGATGACGAACCCGGGCGTTCCGGTGAATGCGACGAGGACACTCGTGTTCGATCCAACACCCTGCTGCACACCATAGACCGCGCCAAGCTGCACCACGATGAACGGATTCGCTGTCAGCGGCGAGATCGAATTCACCAGATCGACAGCCGCCTGATCCATGATCGAGCAGGCACCGGTATCGGTGCTTGACACGTCCTCGATCAACGTCGCCGGCAGGTTGGCCGTCAAGTCCGGGACGATGCTCGTCGCCACCGCGATCAGTGCGGCATTCAGGTCGGACAGGCTGGTCGGCGTGGCGCCGTTGGCGGAAATGGTTGGCATCAGGTCGCAATCAGTGCTTCAACGACAGTCCCGGAGAGGAAGGCCGCCCTCAGGTTGTATGTCGGGTTTGCTTGCGTATTGTCGCGTTTCACGGTCAGGCTGGCAAAGTACGGTTGGAAAGCGACGACCGTGCGTGCGACGGCGGCATCCGGCGCGATCTGCGTGTTGACGGATTGCTGGGCGGGGATGCCGGTCGAGCCATTGAGCGGACTCTCCCCCTGGTTGAGACGCAGGGTCTGCTCAAGCTGCAACAGGCGCGCATAGCTCGGGTCGGTGACTGCGACCCATTGCCCCGCTGAATTTCTCCCCCAAATTCTCATATCAGTGTCCCCGTGTTTCCGGTGATGACCGTACTACCCGCTCTGAGCGAACCCTGAGCTGCATGCTCATGGGTCGTGAAGTCCTTGCCGTTGATCGTCAGCGAGCCAGTGATCGCCACTGCCGCCGTGATCGTCATTGTCGGGGCTGCGACCGTGAACGTCGATCCGGTCGCGGAGAAGTTTCCGAGCACCCCCAGCGCGCCGTTCATGGTCGTGTCGCCGTTGACCGTAAGATCGCCTTGCACGGTATTTTGACTGGCCGTGAGCGTGATCCCGCTGGCGTTGATGATGACGGTCTTGCCGTTCCAGTTGGCCTCGATTCCGGCACTGTTGATCGTCACGCGGGCGGCGCCGTCCATGGTCTGGATGATGGCGCCGTTCGGGCCTTGTAGCTGGATGGCGTTCGCATCGACCTGCGTCCAAGCCGTGTTTCCGACTGGCACGAAGACGAGGCCGCCTAGGTTCGACGGCGCAACCAGCGGCGCCAAGCCGGAACCCAGACCGGACACGCCGCCCAGGCGCGCGGAGGCCGATGTCACATACCCCTTGTCTCCCACCTGAATCGGCAGAATCGCGTACTCCGATTCGGCGACCGGGCATGTCACCTGAGGCAGCGTGAACACGTCGGAATCCACCTCGAAGGCCACCGTGACGATGGCGCCCGCAACCGTGACGACCGAGCATGGGAGGCCCTGACCGGCAAGCTGATTGCCATCCGCAACCGCGCCGCCAATGACGCCCGGCAGGTTCTTCGAGAGCTGCTGCTTCTGTGCAGGGTTGCTCATGGCGTGATCGGCGGGAGTTGCGTCACGCACTCAATGATGGTCAGCCACGAGTCGCCTGAAGGTTGCCGGCTGTCGCCCAGGTGACGGATGTTCTTCACCATGAACGTGCCCTGGAACGATGAGCGGTTGCGGTTCTGCGCGTAGTTGTTCTGCGTGTTGACCGCGTTCGTACCGGTCGGCAGCGTGATGATGTCGTTCACGTTGAGGTCAGCGCGCAGCACTAGGCGCACCTGAAGCGTGGCAACGTCGATCCATGTGGGCTGCCCCATCAAGTCAAGGAAGCTGATCGCCTTCGGAGCCTTCAGCGTCGAGCCGTCAAATAGCTCGAAACCGGCCGGCGTCGGGCGGATCTGTGCGCCGATGTAGCCATCCGTCTGGATGATCGATTGCGATGCCGCCAGGACGTAGGCAGAGAACTGCTCCAGCGTCTGGTAGAAGCCCGGCTGATCCTCGGTATAGACCAGCGTCGAGGTGAAGCCTCCCGTGATGGTCGAGCCCGGGTAGGCGGTCGTCAGCGTAGCCGTCACGGCGTCCTGGAGCGTCTGCCCTTTCTGCCAGTTGAACGACAGGTTTGCCGGCTGAGTGCGCGTGTAGGGCTTAGCGAACGACACGAGTTCGAGTGACGTTTCCGTGCCCTGCCAGTTGCCCCAGCACTGCTGCACCTGGCCCGACAACAGGAGGCCGGCCTGGGCCGGGTTCGCCAGTGGCAGGCCCTTATCCATGCCTCCCATGAACGTGATGTTCGCGCCCCGTGGATTGCCGGGCGTGCTGTTGCTCGTGGCAAAGTCGCTGGACTGTTGGATGTCGGCGAAGTTGACGCCTGAGACCTTGATGTGCGCGCCGCCGGCCGGGATGCCATAAGCGTAGACAGGAATGTCGAACTCGACTTTCAGCGCGCCGCCATCGGGCGAGCCGTCAGACTTCTGGCTGCGATAGCGCTTCAGGACGGTTCCGTCGTCCTTGCTCAAAATCAGGTCGTAATACCTCACCCACCCACCTCAAAGCTGCTGGTAGAGGCGCGATAAACGATCTTGGTCGTGAAGAATCCGAGCGTCAGAGAGATGTCGTACTCGTCGGGTGATGGAACCACAGGCCGGGTCAGCGCGCGCGTGTTCGTGCTGTCGTACAGATTGAAGAAATAGCGCTGCCCGGATACATTGAACCAGCAGATCACCGTATAAGGGTTGCCGTCCAGCGTGGCCGAGAACTGAAAATTCGCACTGCTCGATGGCGCGAAGGGTGTGACTTGCGCGGTCATGCTGGCCCCGTTCCGCTGGCCGGCGTCTTCACCGGCTGCGTGTTCGTGGCGCTGCCGATAGCGGCGCCCGGCCCGCTGTTGGTCGGCGGGTTCGGCACCGGCAGGCCACCATTGATCTTCGAATACAGGTTGTTGTACACCGCCTCAGCCTGATCCGTTGCGATCAGCGGCTGCTCGAAGTCCAATTGGAAGACCTGCTGCACCTTCTTGTCGCCCGCGTTCGTCACGTCACGCATGGTCTTGAACAGACAGTTATCGTAGATCGTCGCGGGCGTGGCGACCGTGAACGTCCCACCGGCCAGATTGTGGGCCGTGAGGAGCTGCTGAAGGCCAGAAATCGTCGACTGCATGGCCTCGTAGTTGTTCTGGTCAGTGCGCGCCGGACAGAGCATCTTCAGGCTGATTTTCAGAGGCTGCTGGAGCATGGCGTTTGCCGCCATCGCCATCGATGCGAACGGGTACTTGGCAATCTCGAAGTCCACCAGCGTGCCACCAGGAACCGGCTCGAAGTGCGCGAAGTAGGCCGACAGGTTGTTGCCATAGTTGACGGTGTCGGAACCCTCTGTGATCGAGAGGATGGTTTGTTGTCCGTTCGGCGCGTTCGCGGCAATGCCGCCCAGCAAAAGGATGGGCGCGAGCTGGTAGCTGCGGCGGAAGTCTTCGATGGACATGGTCAGCCCCCGCCCAGCGCGGCAATGGTCGTGTTCGCGTTACCGCCCGTGTTGTTCTCGATGACGATCTTCGCGCCGGCCGCCTGGGCGAGGTAGTTCGACGTTTCGCGTGGAACATACTTTCGCCAGTCGTCGCCGTGCGTGGCAACGTCTTTGTCCACGTTGCCCATGCCCCAGTTGTAGCCCGCAAGCGCCTTCTGTATGTCGCCACCATAGTGCTTGAGCAGGTCGCGCAGCATACGCGCGGCAGCATCGGATGCCTGCTCGAAGTTGTATCTATCCTTCACGCCATAGCCAGAAGCGACGCCTGGCATGATCTGGAAATCGCCGGCAGCACCCGCTGACGAAACACCCGCATTCTTGCCGCGATGGCTTTCGATATTCCATACGGTATCGAGCATACCGGCTGGTAACTTGTACTGCCCCTCCAGCGCGTTCACTCGGTTGGACTTGGAGCCCTGCGGCTGAGCCAGTAGGCGTGCGAGATCATCGTTCGATGTCCCATATTCGGCCGTCGAGACGGCGTTGGCTGTGCTTGCTGCCCCCTTGGCGTCCGGATCGTCAGCACCAAACCACTTCGCGAGCCACTTCGCCATGGAGTGGATTGCATGCAGGAACGTCGTCACGTCGTTCTGGAATTCCTCGCTACCGAGATACTTCGCCGCGCGCCCGATAGCGCTTGCAAAAGAATCGACCCACTTTCCCAAATCTTTGTTGCCCAGGAATGTGTCAATTCCGGTTGCCACCGACTTCGCGAACTTCTCAAGTTGAGGCGCCAGGGCGCCCAGGTGCTTGACCAGCGAAGTTTCGATGATCTGTCCGGCGCGCTGGATCGACACCATGAACGACTGCCAGTCACGGTTCACGGAATCATCAACCTTGAGCTTCTCGCGATCCTCTTGGTAGGCTTCAATGGTGCGGGTCATCTCGTCGGCGCCGAGCCTGCTCAGGCGCCGCAGTTCATCCATGGTGGCGAATTGAGTCAGCCCCATGGCGTCTGCGCCTTCTTGCTTGCCGCCGACCGCACGAAATCGCTCAACCAGTTTTGGGAGCATCTCGACCATCAATTCGGCTGGATTCTTGTTTGTCGGATCGACGCCGACTTGCCCAAATCGGAATTGCTGCCCATAGCTCGATTGAGCATCTGCGATCTTCCCAAGCATGCTGTCGGGATCGATGTACTTGCCGAAATTCACATTGGCTGAACGCAGCTCGCCAGAATCGATGCCCAAGCCCTGGGACTGCCGGCGTGCGCTCGATGCAGAGGACGCCAGAGCGCCCAGCCCGAAGCCACCCGCCAAGCCACCGATGGTGGCCCACTTTGCGACGTTCAGCGCCGCCTTGCCCGTGTTCCATGCGACATCGGCTGTCCACTTGGCGAGTTCCTTGTGCGACTTGATGGCGTCTGTGCGGTCTTTCTTGCGTTGAAGCTCAGACTTGCGCTCGGCGTCGTCCTTCTTCTTCTGCTCGGCCGCCTCGCGCTTGCGCGCCTCCTCGTCATCGCGGATCTGCTGCTTCCTGCTCGCGCGCTTGCCAACGATGGCCGCGGCCTCGGTCTTGGCGGCCTTCTCGCCGGCCTTAGCGGCTCCGCGCTGGGCCTTGTCCAGCTCGTTCATGTCGCCAACGGTAGCCTTCACGGCATCGCTGAATTTGGCGAATGCGGCGGCGAACTTCTTGAAGCTCCCGTCCTCTACGTCGATCTCGATGACCTTGCGATTTGCCATGGGCCATTGTCCTATGGGTTAGCCTTGCGCAACAGGGCCTTGATGATGTGCCGCTGCCGGAACTCCTGAGCATCCGAGAATTGAGACGGACCGTGAAGGCTCATGATCTCGCGAAACCACGGGCCGGCGCAAAGCATTAGCCAATGACCGAGGATCGTTTCTTCGTCGTACTGGCGACCGGCGTCGATGTCGGCAGCGAAGCGAGGTACTCCGTAAAGCCCAAGGAGGTGTACTGCCAGCCCCTGGCAGAACTCGCCATCCGAAGGGTGTCCTCCCGCAGAACATCCGGCCCGACTCGCAATGTCAAGAAGAAAAAAACGAGCGACGACAGCACCTCCGCATGCGTGTCGTCGTCGAGGATTCCGCGTTGGTGCGCGAGGTGGATCGGAAGCTGCTCCCAACCACCAGGGCCGGCATGCGCCACGTTCGTGAGGCGCGCCAACTCGTTGATGAGGCCCACCTCCAGGCCACCCGCGCCATCCCATGTGCCCATGCGCTTGGCGACCGCGCGCAGGGCCGGCAATGCCATTTGAGGCGCTGTCATGGCGACATGCTTCGGATCGTATGATCCGAAGACCTTGCTGTACGTCTCGCCGAGTTCAAGCACGAACGTCTCGAAGATAGATCGCGCGAGCGGAAGGCTATGGACGTGGACTCGCCCATGATCGGGCGTATCCACTGAGAAGGTGATGCGCAGGTCGCGAGTGAGCTTGAGATCGGTCTTCATGGCGTCCAGAAGTAGAAACGCCCCACGGGCGTGAGGCGTCTAGTGTAGCTCGCTGCCGGGCTTCAGCTCGATGCCCACAGCTCCGCGTTCGTCATATACGATCCACTCATCCGGATCACGAACGCCGGCTGGTTGCCATCGAAGGCCAGCGGATCGACGCCCAGGAGAACGACGTTTTCGATGGCGTAATCCGGGAGGTTCGATGCGTCGGTGATGACGTTCACGGAGCCCAGCGTGGTGTTCTGCTCGATCTGGTTCTTGAACGCGGCCGAGATCGCCTGGGATCGCACGCAGTGGACGGTGATCGTCGCCACTTGGTACGGTTCGGGCGAGCCCACGAGGCCAGTCATCGTCGGCAAGTTCTGCGAGGCATCGCCCTGGAATGCGAGGTTCACGCCCTCGCGAGTCAGGCCGGTGGAAATGATCTGGAGTTCCGGGAAGTCCGCGAAGACGACGGAAGCGCGTAGCCGGTTGAGCGGGGCGAGACTGACAGGTGCAACCATTTCGATTCCTTATGCCGTCGGCAGATTCGAGGCCGTGATGTAGAACACGATCTTTTTGAACCCGCGCTTCGGCACGATGGTGACGGCATAGCCGGCATATCGACCAATGCTGTAGTCGCCCGGATTGGCGGCCACGTAGGTCGAGAACGGAACCGCAGTGACCGTCGCACCCGCGTTGATCATGCCGAACGCGATGCCGTTATTGATCGTTTGCTGCAGAACCTTCTGACCGCCGTTGATGCCAGGCTGATCGAAGTACACCGGATTCGTCGGGCTGTTCGAGCCGTTGATGATGTAGTTCGACAGGTTCAGGTCGCACTGGACTTGCGTCCAATCGACGGCGTACCAGTAGTTGAAAGGGTTCAGATCGCCGTACTGACCATTGACGATCAGCGTGTTGCTGATCCCGCCCTCGGCACCCGTGCCAATCCAATTCAGGCCGGCCGTGGTAGCTGCGGTAATCTGCGGCCCGGTCAGTGCGCTGTACGGGGTCACGCCGGACACGTAGCGGAACGACAGCGGCGCCACCAGAGACACCGG